GTAGTTTGTTTTTTAGTTTTCTTATTAGTATCTTTCTTTTGTGATGGTGTGACATTGACTTTATTGCCGATAACTATTTTTTGATCTTCAGATAATGAATCTGTTTTAGTTATATTTTTAGTTTTCTTTTTAGTATTAGCAGTATTAATAGTTTTATTTTTTTGTTCATGAATATTTTTGTCATTATAATTAATTGTTGTAGTATTAACATCATCACTTGACTTTTCCCAATAATATTTAAGATCGATATTATAATATTTAAGATCGATATTGTATTTTCTGGCTGATGATACAAATAGATCTCTCAAATAATTATAATCAGGTTTTTCTGTAAATTGAAGATTCCTTGTGTAATTGATATATTCATAAAAACAATCTGGCAATCCTTCACATAATAATTTCAAATCAATTGTCATTTTGATCTCTCCTATCTTATCTATTGGATTCTCTTTTGTCTTCTTTTTCAATCCTTGCCATGGTAGTGATCCTTTCACTAAATAAAGTAACATATATCCTACAGATTCCATATCATCCCTTCTTGATGGTTCTGATCCTAAATGAATATTTTGACTTGCATATCTTGCAGTTCCAATCATAGATCTTCCTGTTCTGTAATCAATATGTTTATTATTGATATACCATCTTTTAGAAAGACCGAAATCCATTATATAGAGATCATTACTGTGATCGCCAATACCAAACATGAAATTATTAGGTTTAATATCACGATGGATAATCCCAGTCCGATGGATTTTTTCTAGATGTGATATTATTGTTATTCCAAGTTTCATAACTGTACCTAAATCCAATTTATTATCATTCTCTTCAAATATTGCATCAAGACTCTTCCCTAACAGTTGCATTATTAATAAGTTATAATCTTCAGTCTCAATGTAACTATATATTGTTGGTACACATTCAAATTTCTTTGAAGCAAAACGTTTATAAATATTATATTCATCCCTCAATCTACTTTTGACATTGTTTTTGTGTTTTGCTTCTACTTTACATGCATATTGATTCCCTTCTTTATCAACTGTCAGATATACTTCACCAAATGATCCATTCCCAATTTTTCTGATCAGTCTATATTTATTCCCAATTATCTTCATTATTTTATTGTCAGTATTAGAATTATTATTACTCATTATATGTAAATGTTATTATTATTATTTTTTGTATCTGTTTGACACTTATATAATTATTATTTAATTTTGATATTATTTAGGTTATTTATTTCTATAATTTCTTTTTTGTAAATTAGATATATTTGGTTAGTTTGAATAAAGTATTTTTTAGTATTAAGATAGTTTAATATGTCGATAAACAGTATGAAGACATTTGATGGTTCTAAACCTGATCTAGTGAGCAATAAGACAATTAAGGATATAGAATTCAAACTAGATATAACATCCGCAGACGAGAATGGGAATCGTGTATTAAATGGTATTGGGACATTTTATAACGATTACATTTTGCCAAATATGTTTCCTATTATTGTGATATTATTGTTGGCAATATATCTCACAATTAAGTATGTAATAAAACGTGATCGTGAAGATAAAGAAAAAGATCAAGATATTGAAGAAACTACTAATAATGTAATTTCTAATCTCAAAAAAAACTTAAACAAAAATCTTATGGTCAAGGTTGATCCAGAAAAAGTTATTAATAATCCTTCTGTCAAACCTAATATTGAAATATCTGATATGATCTCCGATGATTATCTCTTATCTGATACTGACTTGTCTAATAATACTGATCAAGAACAAGAACAAAATCAAGAACAAAATGATAATGATAATGATAATCCGGAGATATTTAATGGATTAAATGAGATAATACCAAATAATGACATAAATGAAGTGACTAAAATGGTTTTTGGCGATTATTAAGTAATATAAATAATTTTGTCATGATAATAATATATTTGCCTTATGGAAGAATCTAAAGTATTGATTAATCAAAAACAGAAATTATATAACCAAGTATTATCACTTGTTGAAGATGAAGTTTCATCCCGTTTAAATAATAATCCTGGTCAAATTATTCCAATTAATAAGACTACAACAAATATTGTTGGTGGTAATAATGGTAATAATAGTAATAATGTTATTAAAACTAATTTCGTTTCGTCTTATGTGCCAGGGAAATTAGATATTATTAGAAATGCATACAAGTTAGACCTTAGCACCGCATTAAGAGGGACATTAGAGAGACAGAAATTATTTATTAATGAAAAACAAAATAATAATAAATATTAAATATATATGATGAATCTAGATATGAAATATTTCATAATCTCAATGTTTATAACAATGTTCTTTTTGTATATAATATCACCTAATCCAGAAATAATTATAAAATATCCATCACCAGAAAATGAGATATCAGATGTGTATATTGATGACAATAATGTATGTTATAGATATCATAGGAAAGAGGTTTCATTAAACGATAAATAAATATAATCTTTCAAAACAATATATCAATATTATGATAGACAAAAGATTTGAACATTATTATGACCTTGGATTAAGTGTTATATTTGGATTTATTGTTATCTTACTTATTTACAATATGTATGATCTACCTGTCATCATTGAATTAACAGGTGATGATAATGAACTATTTAATAATGTCAAATATCAATGTTCACATTATTAACAAAATTACATACCAATTACTTTAATCAAACCATTATTTGAACTGATTGGTTTAACACCAATAATTTCAAATGCATCATTCATTAATTTTCTTTTGACATTTCCATCACGATCATCTTTGGGCGATAAATCAGGACCTTTATTTATTTCTATTATTTGGGGTTGTAGTTGGTCATTAATTGCTACATCAGCTCCAAATATTTGGAATGAATAGTCTTTATATATAGGTATCTCTTTATTGTCTTCATTTACACGTCTACATATATTACCCTTAAATGAAATAAATACATCATGTATTAATTGTTTAATTCTGTCAAATATAATTTCTGATACTTTGAATCCTTGATTTCTCATTGCTTCTTCTTGTGGATATAACTTTCTTACTGGATTAGATTCATGATATTTAATATTAGGATCCATATCTAAATATTTCTTGAAATCATCATGTGTTAATGGATTCTTATGATATACATCTCTTTCGACATATCCAGTTGTTATATTATTATCTTCTGATTTGTCACCTTTTTCAAAATATTTCTTTGTATAATACATAAATCCATTATTAAACATATATACATCTGTTTTGTCTTTGTGACATAGGACTACAATATACACTCTTAAGTTAATTTTTCTTCCATTGACCAAATAAGAATCTTGGACTAACTCTTGTGCTAAAACATATCCTTTAGGATTCGATTTAATTACATTGATATCATCAGTTATTTCTAATCCTGTCTGTCTCTGAATATTCTTCTTTAATATATATAATTTTCCAGGATAATGTTCTTTCTCTAATCTTTTCAAATCAATTGATCTTTGCGGTTCTGTTAAAAGATATGTATTTGGTGATAATTGTTTTGCTCTATTGATTCCATGATGATTATGAATATTTTTCCATAAATAATTTTTTGCTGTTATTTCATCCGCACCATCAATTATGAATACTCTTTTAGGTTCTGTTACACCATTAGACACATTCGGCAATAGTTTTATTTCATCATCAATATTATTGTAGCCACATGGGAAAATTATATCACTATCTTGATAATTATCTGATTTATTTATTGACAATTCATTCAATACTCTAATTGTTGTATCATTCATTTCATATTTACAACTATCTGTTCTTGTCCAATATTTTTCGTTCCCTTTTTTTGTTTCTGGAAATACAACCATATGTTCTGTATGTTCTGTATCTCCAGATATGTTTGTATTATTAACTGAACTTTTTTGTCCAAAAATAATAACTATCAAAACAATAACTAATAGAAAAAGAAGGATAATTTTTATATCGTAGTCAGACCACATTATTTAATAAATATCTGGATAGATATTTTCTATCTAGATAATACTTTTATATTATTCAATCGTCTTCTTCTTCGGATTCGGATTGTTCTATTTCAACTAAATTATTTCTAATCTCATCCATTGTCGTTGGTAATCTCACATTATCTTTTACTTCAATTGGTTCCCATTTTTTCTTATCTTCCCTCCATAAACATTTGACAAAAACTGCTCCATTTGGTGTTTCAGTAGTTATTTTCCTACACCATAATGAACATTTCATATCTGGAATATATGCAATATCCATTTGACATTTCTTCAATCTTGTCACTCCATCAATCTTGATCTCATCAACTGCAAATAGTTTATAATTATCTGCCGTCTTTGTGCTCTTCATTTCTAATATTGCATAAATTGGTTTGTCTGTTTTAGATGTATAAACCTTTTTAATTAATGATTTAATTCTTCTATTTAATTCATCACTGTCAACAATAGTATTAGTATTCGTTCTATTATTAGTATTATTATTAGTATTATTGGCATTAATATTAGTATTAATATTTGTATTATTATTAATATTATTGTCAAACAGATGAATCAATTTTGTTCCTGATTTTTCAGGATAAAAACATATACCACTTGCATGATTATTTTTCTGATCAATATCAGATAATAATGTCCTAATATCTGTCACATCATATAATTTATTAACTTTGAGATCCAAAGTAATTTTGTTATTAATTTTTTCTTTATCATATTTGATTTGACCACCAATATTATCAAGATACAATTGGATCTCATATAATTTATGTTTAAGATTTCCTTCAGTATAATCAGACCCTTTGAAACAATATACATCAGTAATTATGAATTCTTGTGACTGTGATTGTGATTGTATTTGTGATTTATTGACAAGACATCCATCAAATATTGTCCCTGAATAAATGGATAAATCTACATCTGCATTACAATGATTAACAAATACTTCTTCCATTTTAAGTTTATCAAATGTGTAACTTAATTTACGTCTATCTACAAAAAATGAATAATATTTCGACTTTAATTTAGTAAAAACCAAAAAACAGTTTTTACCATTATAATTTGCCGAGACATAATGTTTCCCTGAAATTAATTTATTTAATTGATTTTCATATTTGAATATCTCAAACTTGTATTGAGATATATCAATCGTTGTATAAATATATTTAACTAATTCCTTATGTATCTCTTTCTGCATTGTCCTTTTGTCTGTTACTGTTCTGTCCTGATGTGTATTTGTATTCATATTGGTTCTAATACTTGTTCTATTCATATTGACTTTATTCATATATAGTTATCTCTATATGAATATGTTTTTAAATGATTAACTTTCAATTATTTCAAAATTTCACATCAACTAATTTGTCATAATAATCTGCTATTGTCGATCCATTACCTTTAATACCTTCATTAATATGTATCATATTCATTCTGTCAACTGGATCTTCTGTTGGTGATGATGTTCCATTTATCTTGTCATTAAATAAAATATGTTCTTCTCTATATTTGTCTATTTCACTCCTTGTAAATTCAGATCTTGATTTGTCAGGAATACATTCACATTCTGATTTCCCATTCAATACATTTTCCAATATATATTTCTTTATACTGTCATCTGACTCATCATAATCATTATTATCCTTTCTGACAGCAATATCAGAAATATTTGGTTTATTAATAATATCAGACCTACCATCATAAAAGTTATTGAATGTTAATTTTCTCTTATTTACATTTCTTCTAATATTATCACCTACAAAATTTGTGTCTGTAATTTTGTTTACATTATGATACCATTTTTTATTTTTGGATGTTCTGTCTAATCCACATGTTCCTGGATCTCTATATCGATTATCTTTATAAGTAGTTCCACAATTATAATATGACTCCGATTGATTATTTGATTTGTCATAATATAAATGCATTATTATGATCCCTAACAAAAATAATATTATTGTATGTAATATGTAACTTTCCATTATATACTTAATCTAGATATAATTTCATTTACATTAATAATAAAAAATATCCAACCTCATGATTTATTTTTATGAATAATAATTCTATAAATGACATCAAGCAATAAAATAAATGAAATAATTGAATCACTTGGTTCTATTGACATTTCAAAATTGGCCAATCTCAGAGACAAGATCATATCGATTAAAGACTTATCAAAATTATTAATTACCACAATATTAGATGAATCTGGAGTAAAAAATGATGTCCTTATTAATATTGATGAATCTGAGAACAAAATTATCAATAATGTTATTGACAAATTATCATTAGCTCTCGAAGCATTTTATGAATTCTTAGATTATGATAATGATGGCAAAGTAGAAATTGTTGAGAAGACATCTGACAATAAGATTATTCAAGGTGATGATATTAAAGCTTTACTCAAAGATATTAATGATATTAAAAAAACTTTTGATGACAAAAATAATAAAAATATCATATTAGTCATTACAGCCACATTTGCCGGTATGAGTGTATATTTCAATAGCGAAAAATTTACATCCACCAAAGATGAATTTATTCAATTCAAAAATGCTTGTGATGAAACATTTAATGCTATTAAACAGATCAAAAATATTAATATTAAAAATAAAATATTGTTTAAGTCATCTAACACATCTGACATAATGGCATTGATTATCAATTTGTGTATCATATCTATTCCATTAATATCATTGATCACATCAAAAATAAAAAATACAGACTCAAAAGAATCAATAATCCTGTCTAATGATGAAATCAAGTCATCTATTAGTAATATGTATGGATCTGATATTGATATGATACAATTGACTGTCAATAATTTGTCTCTAACTTTTGGCAAAATTATTGATTCTGCCATTAAAGGATCTAATTCTGGATCATTTTTCAGTAAGTTATGTTGTTGTTTCTCCACAAACTCACAATCCAATAATTAATTAATGATAATTTTGTTTATGATTAATTCTATTCCAATATTTCTGTAATAAATCTGTCTAATAATTCTGTCTAATAATTCTGTCTAATAATCTGTCTAATAATCTGTAATATTTCTGTCTAATATTTCTGTCTCATAAATCTGTAATATTTCTGTCTAATATTTCTGTCTCATAAATCTGTACATTATTCTGTCCAATAATCTGTCTAATATTTCTGTACATTATTCTGTCTCATAAATCTGTCTAATAATCTGTACATAATTCTGTCTCATAATTCTGTCTCATAATTCTGTCTCATAAATCTGTCTCATAAATCTGTCTCATAAATCTGTACATTAATCTGTCCAATAATTCTGTCTATTAATCTGTCTAATATTTCTGTCTCATAAATCTGTACATATTTCTGTCTAATAATCTATCTAATAATAAGAATATTTATGATAAGTTATCTTATGATAAATATGTTATGATTAATTAAAAAATACAATAATACATGTTACATTGTCTCCAGAATCTTTATTGATTGCATATTGAGCAAGTTTTTTGGCAATATTGATATTTCTGTTAATCCTTTTTGAGTCAAGATCATAACAATTCTTCAAAACAAAATTTACAGCATCTTGTGGCGATATTACATCCCATAAACCATCACAGGCAATAATTATAAATTTGTCTTTCTTTGTTATTTTGTATTTAAATATGTCTGGTCTATGTGTCACATATTTTGAAGACTGTTTATCACCAAATGCCCTTGATACACTTAAATCATCAATACGATATGTATCACCAACTTTTTTGACTTTCCCACCTAATTGAGTAATTCTTGCATATTCATCTGGCCAATCGGGTTTATGATCTCTTGTCAATGTTAATGCAATATTATTCCTGCACAATACACATCTTGAATCTCCGGTATTCAATATATTTAGATAATCTATATCACTCATTTTGAAATGACAAACTACTAAACATGTTGACCCACATTCTTTTGATTCTTTTTCATGTTCTGTAAATAATATCTGTTGGATCTTATCATAATGTTTGTAAACAGCAGATTTTTGTAATGGATATTTTGTGGATTTGTCAATAAAAAATACTGGAAGATTTTCACTTAAATAATTTGAAACAAATTTTCCTCCATGACCATCATATATTCCATAATAATTCACTTTGGCTTTTGTTCCATCATTATCATTCAAACACATTATGATATTATGTCCATCCTCATTTGTGGGTCGTTCACCCTTTAATGAAACAAAATGAGCACTCATTATAATTAATATTAATAATAATACAGATTAATTATTGATAATTCACACCATCATGTTTCTATATCCTTCTTATAAACAAATGTTTTTAATAAATTACATGATTAAATCATTAAATCACATTCAATACCATCAATAATTTTACCTCTACCAAGAATATCCTTATTTGAATTCTTAAGGATAATCGAAGCCAGATTGTCAATATTGTCAATGGCAATTGGTCTATCCAAGAACAAATATAATTCTTTCGATTTGGATACATATTTCATGACTTTGCATTCAACATTATTCGAATTAACATTAATAGAAAGTTCTTTTGTATTTTTTAAGATAGTCTTTGTTTTATCATGATCATAACTAAATGTTGTCATATTAATAATGATTTTGTCATAGACTTTTAATTCTTTGTTATTTGACGAATCTGTCTTGACTGCAATTGAACCTGATAAATGGTCATTTCTTGAAAATGCAGGATCAATAGTTAATTGAATTCCTAATAATCCACCAGGAATTGCCATTTTTAATTCATTCTGTTCTGATTTAATACTAATAACCTTCCCCATTAATGGAGAATATTCATAGTCAGGTCCTTCTTTTTGTTTTTTGGATTCATGAATCTTCTTGTATATTCCAGGATATATGTTGATATTATCTCCAACATTTAATGATCCTCTTAAAATAGTTCCACCAATAACACCACCATTAAGTTTTGTCACATCAATTCCAGGTTTATTAATATCAAAACTTCTGATAATAATCATTTTGAATTGTTCCTCTTGTTTTCGTGTGTTAGGGACTTTAAGCCTACTCAAATACTCACACACTACATCAACATTAACATCAAATGAAGCACTTACAGGAACAATTGGAGGAATTTTAGAATCTTTTTCATCAAATACTGAATTTAAATATGTAATCATTTTTTTGACATTATCTTCGGTTTGTTGTTTGGAACAAAGATCAATTTTATTCATGATTACCATACTTGTTGGAATGTTGGCAGATTTTGTTGCCATAAGATGTTCAGATGTTTGTGGTGCAGGGAGTGTTTGATTATTGGATGCCTCAACTAATACAGCATAATCCATAACACATGAACCATTTAACATTGTAGATGTTAATTCTTTGTGACCAGGACAATCAACAATACTTACATGATTGACAAGTTCTAATTCTCTATTACAATGATCACACAATTTGAACATTGTACATGAATCAGATGATGTATATGCTTTAGGAGCACGACAACTATTACATTTCCAAATCTTAGCATTTGCATAACCTAGTCTAATAGTAATGTTTCGTTCTTTCTCTTTAGAAAATTGTTGAGTGGCCTTTAAGGTAAGTGATTTGACAATTGTTGATTTACCATTAGCAACATGACCAATTGTCCCAATGTTAATCACCGGTTGCAGTTTCATTATTTCCTTCATTTGATTTGTCATATTTGTTGTATTACTCATTGTTTGTAGTATGTAGTATTTATATTTAATCATTGATATTTTGGTTAAAATGAATCAAAATATCAATTTTTTATAATAAGTATAAGTTTGTATAGAAAAATAGAAAATAATATGAATTAAATTAATAAAAAAATAATTCGAATAGAATTACATACCACCACGGAGACGGAGAACAAGGTGAAGACATGCATTATCTGCAATATCATAATTCTTGAGTTGCATATTATCTTCAAGTTGTTTGCCTTGGTAGACAAGACGTTGTTGTTCAATAGGGATTTGTTCGACTTCAAAGACCTTCTGTTTGACATCACGAACAAGCATATCGGGATTCAGACTCATAGTGATTGATTTGCCAGAAAGAGTCTTGACAAAGAATTGACCACCCATGATTTGAGGTTGGGCAACAGCAGGAGCATCAGCAGGGGCGACGGCGACGTTAGCGTTGTTTTCCATTTTAATTTATTTAGTTAGTTTTGATTTGTTGATTTAGTATATATAAACACCATCTATCAAAATGTATTAAGTTCAATTTTTTTCAATATAAATATGACTTAAACCATATGTGATTTAAGTTATATTATTAATGACTTCTCAAACAAATCAAACAAACCCTGAAAATAAACAAAAATGTATTGGTATTGATTTAGGAACTACTTATTCATGTGTTGCATTCTATGACTCTGATGGAAAAGTAATAGTAATTGTAAATGAAAATGGAAATAGAATCACACCGAGTTATGTTGCATTCCAAGGTAATGAAAGATATGTTGGTGATACTGCCAAAAAGAATTCCGGTATGAATCCTAAAAATACTATCTATGATATCAAACGTCTTATGGGTATCAAATTTTCCGATACTGTCCTTCAAAATGAACTAAAACATCTCTCATATAATGTTGTCAAAGGTGATAATGATAAACCTCTTGTTGAAGTTGATTATATGGATTCTAAAAAACAATTCCATCCAGAACAAATTAGTGCAATGATTCTTGAAAAATTAAAAGATCAAGCATCTAAATATTTAGGATATGAAGTAAGAAAGGCAGTAATTACAGTTCCAGCATATTTCAATGATTCACAACGTCAAGCAACAAAGGATGCAGGAGAGATTGCAGGATTAGAAGTGATTAGAATCATTAATGAACCAACTGCGGCCGCTATAGCATATGGATTAAATAATAATAAAGAAAGAAATGTTATTGTGTATGATTTAGGTGGTGGAACATTGGATGTGACAATATTAAAGATGGATGAAGGAATTTTCAAAGTCAAATCTACTAGTGGTGATGTTCATTTAGGTGGTGAAGATTTTGACAATAAATTGAAAGATTATGTATTCATGAAATTCTGTGACAAACATATTCTCAAAACTAAACTGTCATCAGATGAAAAGAAACGACTATTCGATTTATTGGGTGTTAAGAGTCTTGCAGGAATTCAATCTTATGGTGAAAAGAAACTTACCACTATTATTGCAACTATTTCCAATTTAACAGAACAAAATATTAAAGACTATATTGAACAATTGATTACAGTTAATAAGTTGTATTCTAATCCTAAATTATTAAGAAGACTTAAAACGGCATGTGAAGATGCTAAGAAAACATTAAGTACCATGATAAGTGCTGATATTGTATATGAAAATTTCTATGATGGACAGGATTTAAATGTGAATATAACAAGAAATAAGTTTGTTGAATTATGTGATAGTGAATTCAAACGTTGTATGGCACCTGTTGAGAAAGCACTATCTGATGCAAAAATGGCACCAATACAAATTGATGATGTAGTATTGGTTGGTGGATCAACAAGAATACCAAAAGTTCAAGAATTATTAAATGAAATGTTCCCAAATAAATTGAGAACAAATATTAATCCAGATGAAGCAGTGGCACATGGTGCGGCAATTAATGGTGCTATCATTACAGATACAGGTGATAAAGTTACAGATGGTATTGTATTGATAGATGTAACACCATTATCATTAGGATTAGAAACAGTTGGTGGTGTAATGGAAGTAATGATTAAAAGAAATACCCCATTACCTGCTGAGGCTAAACAAGTATTCACAACTCATACAAATAATCAACCATCTGTCACTATTAAAGTATTTGAAGGTGAAAGAGCAAAAACAAAGGATAATAATTTGTTAGGAAAATTTGAGATGACCAATCTTCCAATGATGGAGAAAGGAAGACCAAGAATTGAAGTCACATTTACAATTGATACCAATGGTATTATGAGTGTTTCAGCCAAAGAGTTAACTAGTGGTATTGAAAACTCAATTACAATTAAGAATGAAAAAGGAAGATTGTCTACAGATGACATAGGCAAAATGATCGAACAAGCAGAAAAATTCAAAGATAATGATAAGAAGATTTTAGACAGATCACAAGCCAAAAATTCATTAGACAGTTATATGAATAATATTAAGAAGATTGTAAGTTCTGAAGAATTCAAATCAATTGTTGAAGATGATGTTATGACAGAAATCATATCAACAATACAAGATATATCAAATTGGATGGATGATATTGAAACTGATGAGGATGAATATGAAAAGATTACCAAAGATGATTATGATGTCCAATATAAATCACTTGAAAAAATAGTATTACCTATTTTGGAAAAAATGAACCAAAATAATATTAAGGTCAAAGGCAAAAAAGATAAACCAGAACAGAAAGAAACACATATTAAACAAAAATAAAAAATTGAAAATAAATATATATTGATTGCTATTAAAATAAACAGTGACCAAACCAATCCCAAAACTTAATCAAAGACATTTTGATTAACTCCCAAAATCCCAAATGCCTGATACTAACACTACTAACCAGTCTGCTACTAACCAGTCTACTACTAGACAGACCACAATTAATATTGTGACAGAGACAAAGATGGGGTCACCTGAACCGACTCCAAGATCTATATGTCCCAATGCACCAGTGAGGGTTATTAACAGAAACCCAAGACAAATTAATAATCCTAATGTAGTCCGTGAACTATTCCCAGAAACACCAGAAGATAACTCAGAAGATGATGATGAATAATTTTATTTATTAGAATGATAATAAATAAATTAACTAGTGGCATTGATATAGTTTTTAATTTTTTGAATTCTTTCTTTATCAGAACGGATACCAACATCATCTCTATCAGTTCTGTAAATATTAGTGATATGTTCTTGATAGATTTCTGGAATGATGTAAGAAATTTCATTTTTATTAATTTTTCTGGCTTTAACGGAGATACCATTAAGAAATAAGTCTTTAGTTTTATAGACATAAATCTTGTCAAGAGGATTTTCTTTATTACCTGAAACAAATCCAACTTTTGATTTGTAAATACGATAAATATCATCTTTAAAATCATTGTCAAGATTAATGGGTGTTTTAGAAATGATTGTTCCGATATTGACATACAAATTATGGGATTGTAATCTTGTCAATACATCTGATAATGTATTATAATCTTTGGTTGTAAGTAGTTTTCCAAATGGATTAGTGTCACAATCTTTCATCTCTAAAATAAAATTGGCTTTTTGGAATACATATGAATCTGTCATTTTGACAAATTTATCAAAACTAGTAATCGATTTAGATAATTGATCTACTTTATCAACAATACTTAATAATTCCAAAATCATATACTGTGCAGAAATAACAGCTTTATGACCATATACTTTACGATGCATTGCATGTCTAGTTGAAAACAGACTATAAATATCATGTTCGGATTGTTCAGGATAAACTATCTTATCATCAATAACAATAACAGAGTCAATTAATCTTGAGTAATCAAAACCATTTTTAATTCCAGTATGTAATGAATCTCTACAAATATAATCATACTTATCAACATCAAGACCATTCAAATTATTAGACACAATTTGATATACAAACCCAATTCTATCTTTAGAGGGGTCGATAATACTCTGTATGAATTTAATGTCATCACTTGTCATGAATTTAGATAATGTTGGTGATTCATCAACAATCATTTTCACAATAGCACATGATCTAGCTTCATGAGTAGCATATTCATGAGATTTGTATTCACTGTTTGCAATAAAGTGATCATCAAATAAATGAGAATAAGGACCATGACCTACATCATGACATAATGCACCAATTTTAATTAATTCAATAATCCAGTTATTAAGACCAGGTTGATTGTCTTTGTTGGAGAAATGGGTTTTGAGTTCAGGAATTGTCAATAGCCATTCCAATAATTTACAATCGTCAGTTGATGATTTAATTCTTGTCAAAATTTTTTCTGTTAAATAATATGTACCGATTGAATGCTCACCACGAGTATGTTTAGCACCCGGATAGACATAATCACACACTCCCAACTGTTTTAGATCATACAATCTTTGGAAAAACTTATTATCAATAAAACATTTGGCCATTAATGTAATTGAGACTGACCCATATAATGGAATATGAATGTCTTTAGCCTTTCTCAATAATCCCATTCTATTATTAATATTGTATTTCTTTTCACCACTTGTCAATCTCTTCAAATTAAGTAATGAATAATCATCATCTTTATTCTCTACATTACTATTCGTTTGAGGATTATCCGGTTTGTTCATATTGTTCATATTGTTCATAGAACTGATAATTGAAGAGTCAAAATTCATCATTGTATCTTATTTAAAAGTATCTTATTTAATTTGAAAAGTGATATTATTAGATTATTCATATAATAATATTTATTAATAAAAAAATCAATTTTTTGTCTTAAATCAAACTGATTTAATAACTTTCTGTTTTTTATTCTTATTCTTGTTAACTACTTTAGAATCAGTTTCAGAATTGGTTTCAGAATTAGTTTTAGAATCAGTTTTGTTAATAGGATATATATATTTAAGTGATTGAATACATTTACACATATCAGCAACACAGGCAGATATTTGAAGTAATGATGAATCAAGACCTTTAGAAATATTATAAGATGTGTAACAAATACATCTCCAAAATTCTATCTTAATATCTTCAGGAATATCTGAACAAATATCCAATCTTAATGTAAGTCTCAAACCAAGAGCAATATCAGTTCCTGAATATCCTTTATGTCTCATATCAATTATTTTCGATAAAGCAGTCCCCAAATCATTTTTACAACATGCTACAATAATTTCTTTTGACAATTCGGGATGAGGTTTGTCTTGAATCTTATAAATCAGATCAGGAGATATTTTATTAAATCTATTGAATGTGATTTGTAAAATATTGATTGCAAATCTTAAATCACCATTAGCAATTTGTATTATTACATTAATGCCATCATCAATATCAGTAATATTACTTTCTTTAACAATAACACTTTCCTTGAGACAAATATCTTTTAATCTTTGTTTAATTATGTCATCTGATAATGGAGGATATTTTATAATGTGACATGCACTTTGAATTGTTGTAATAATATTGTCTTTTGAATTACATGTGAAAGCAAATCTTAAATCTGTAATACAATTCTTAATAAAACCACTAATAATATATTTAGCCTTATCTGTCATATTATCAGCCTCATCTAATATAACCATCTTAAATCCTGGAATCTTATCCTTGTCTTCATCAGAAATATGAACATATGATCTACGAAAATTTTCGATTGACTCTTGAATTTTAATACCTCTATCATCTGATGCATTCATCTCTAAAACCATATCATTATAATATTTAGAATACATTTCTTTGGCAATACATCTAATAGTAGATGTTTTACCTACACCTGGTGGACCTTCTAGAATAATATTTGGCAGGTCCTTCTTCAAAACCATAAATTCAATTTGTTTTTTAATTTGATCATCAAGTCTGACATTAGTAATACTATTTGGTCTATACTTCTCTATCCATGGTAATGTGTCATCACCTTTTGTTTCTTCATTCTTTTTTAGATTTACAGTTTTATTCATGTTCAAGTTAAAAATATATATATGTATATTCTTAACTTTTTGTCTTAATTAAATATTATCATTTCAATATTTTTTCAATATTATCTGAATAATTTTTTTGTTGGAATAGGATTAAATAATTTAGCTTTTGTAATAATATCTTTATTACTGTCTGTCTCTTCATCTTTATCAAATTGAATGTCCTGATTTAGATTAAGATTATTAATTTCTTGTGATGCATCTTTCAGAATAATTCTGTCAATGTCTCTCTCTGTTAATTTGGGAACAAATAATATATCATTCAAATCTGTCAACTCATAATTATCATATACATTATATTCATCATATATATCCATTCTTGAAGATTTAATATTAAATCTAATCATATCATTTCTAATTGAATTCAATTCTTTGTTTGTTTCATTAATCATATTGTGTATACAAATATTATGATGATGTAATTTTGATTGGTCAATTATCTCACCTGTATATTCCTGATATGTAGTAAATTTGTCATCAATTAAATAATAATTCTCAATCTCATATTTACATTTTGTATAAACATTCTTTCTGATCTTTACCCAATTTCCAATTGCTTCAATATCATCACATATATCAATAATCATTGGTCTTATATCACCAACATCGAGGATCTTTCTCATAATACGACCAATTGATTGGACAACATCTTTTTTGGGTGATGCCAAAATAACTGTATTAAGATGTTTAATATCAAGTCCCTCATGTGCCATATCATATGTAGCAAAAATAATATCTCCTCCTGTTTCTGCATCCAGTTTTTCTTTGATTGATGATTCTCCAGTATACATACATGACATTATTTCATCACTTTCTATTAATTTGTTGTCAATATCTTTTTTAATACTTTCGTCAACACTATTTTTCAAGATCTGTAAATGTTTTTTCCTACCACTTAATACTAATATTTTTCTATTCGGTTCATTCCTTCTTATTTTATTAATAATATTAATAATTGTTTCATTACGTTTATCAATATGACACATATTTGTAATCATTTTCCCTGTATCTGGTCTCATTTGTCCTTTCATCCATTTTCGTTTCAATGCGAATAATTTCTTATTAGTTGATTTGAAATAGACCATCTTAGAAATAACATTCTTATTGACCTTAATTTTCTCCCTATAAATAGTTCCACCCAAAAACCAATACATTACTTTAATCAATCCATCACCTCTATATGGTGTAGCAGTTAATGCAAAGGTATATTGTGTTCCAGTTTTCATCAATGATTTAGAGAAGAACTTACATGCCACATGATGTGCCTCATCATAAATAACCAGACCAAATCTATTAAAAACATTATCATATTCTTTTTTGGATATTGTCTGAATCATACCGACAACAATATCTTTATCATCGACTTCACATTTCTTTTGTCTAATGATACCAATTTTATTATGGTCAATATTAAGGAATTCTTTGATACGTTCAATCCATTGACCAAGAAGATTTGATTTATGGACTACAATAAGAGTTTTGAGACCAAGACGACTTGCAATATATAAAGCACATACAGTCTTACCAAAACCACATGGGACAGACAATAAACCACCGCCATTATTTAGTATGTAATTAATACATTTCTCAGAAACATCTTTCTGTTTATCACGTAACACTTTATTAAATGAAAATTCTACATCTTCTGGATCAAATTTAGTTTCAGATGGAATACCAAATCTAGATATTCCATAATATCTTGGAACAATTATATTGAGTCTGTCATTCGAATATTTATACAATTTGAATTTTGACTCCTCAATCTCTTGTTTCGTTGCATCTAGTTTATTTGGATATACTGTTAGTTCATTCATTATTTCGTTTAGTTTTTCTTTGGTAATTGAATCGACATCGATATGATATCCTTCATTTGATAGATATGTTATCGGTTTGGCATTAATATTATTATTCATATTGTTTTGTGTCATTAATAAAGTAATAATGCTCAAATATTTAACCCATTAATTATACAAAAATTATGATTATTAATAATAACATTAAAATCATGTTTAGTAATATATATAAATGGAACTTACATTAACAGACATAATGATATTGTTCATATTGGCAATTGTAGTGGCAATAATAATAGGAATGAATGTTGTTTATCTTGTTGACAAGAAATTGAATGACATAAAAATTAATATACCACCGGCTAAATGTGTCCCATGTCCTTGTCCAATAATTACGACGAATCAAATTAATCAAATAAGAAAACCTACATTAACTAGATTGAGTAATGAGAATAAATTGAATAATTTGACTCTCAATAAAAAACAAACAATTGAAGGATTTGATGTCATTAAATCACAAGATGATTCCATAAAACAAGATGATAGTGATAAACAGGATTATGTCACAAGAATACAACAAACAACACCAATTCTTGTCACAGATAAAGATGGAGTAAAAAGAGTAATAATAAGTCCTGGATACAATACCAATGATCCATTATCACCAAATCAAGGTGATGCAATAACATATCCTAGAGAGGCTGACATAATTAGATATAACTTAAAAGGCTGTTATCAATCCACAAATACTTCTAATAATATAAATACAAATACAAATACAAATCTAAATCAAAATAGATCTTCTAATGTTACTGACATATCTAAGGTAGGTTGCAAAGTTAATAATCAAACAGATGCAATAAATAAGATCAAGACAAGCACAATATCTCCATCAGGACATTTAGTGCATCAAGATGTAGATATATATATGCCAAAGGTGTATATGGGTGGTGATCCTCAAATATTAGGAACAAGTTATGCGTCAATGTCAGTTGGTGGACCTGCCGATATTGATCAAATTGGGTCAATCCCAGTCAATGATTATAATGGAGAGCCAGTACCTTTGAGTTCATTTGCAGGATATTAAATCTAATTATTCCATTATTAATCAATAAATAAATTATTAATTAATAAATTATTGACAATAGATATATAATCAAATATATGAGTGTGAGTATTGGAGGAAGTGTTATATTAAATAATATATCGAATGACGAAAAAGAACATAATAAAATATGTGGTGAAGGATACAAATATAGGCCTGCTATTATGAAAAGTAATGGAAGAGTAGTAGTTTTTGGTGATATTCATGGTGATTATGATTTGACTATTGATTTGTTTACTAAATCAGGGTTAGCCAAAAAAGATAGTAATGATAATTTAATATGGACTGGTGAAGATACATATGTAGTTCAAGTAGGTGATCAAATAGATAGATGTAGACCGAGTTCATATTTATCATGTGATAAAAAGGAGGCAACAAAGAATGATGAAGATAGTGATTTAAAAATTATGGAATTATTCAATGATTTGGCAGAGCAAGCACAAAAAGTTGGAGGAGATGTGATAAGTTTATTAGGTAATCATGAATTAATGAATGTTCAAGGTAATATGAATTATGTATCATATGAAGGAAGACAAGGATTTAAGAATTACAGAACTGAAGGAGGCGAATTAATTAAGGATGGTGAAGAGGCAAGAATATACAGATTTCAACCTGGTAATGATATAGCCAAAATGTTAGGATGTTCAAGAATGGCGACAGTTATAATAGATGATAATATATATGTTCATGCAGGGATAGTAGATGGATTAATAAATGAGATAGGGTTGCAAGGGGTAAATGATTTTGACAGAATAAATATGAAAATAAAGAAATGGTTATTGGGATTGATTGATGAAGAATATGTAACAGATATTATTAAATATTCTGAGTATTCAATGTTTTGGACAAGATTATTGGGAAGTATAGATCCAGGATTAAGTCTGAATCATCCAAAATGTCTGAACAGTATTGATAGAGTATTAAAGATATTCAAAGTGGGAGCAATAGTTATTGGACATACACCACAATCATTTATAAAAAATGATGATATTAATGGAACATGTAGTAACAGAGTTATTAGAACTGATAATGGTTCTTCAAAGGCATTTGATTCATTTGACAAAAACATACTCAATAATAAAGAAAAAGCATATTCCAGAAGGACACAATGGTTAGAATGTAATAATGGAATATTTTATGTTTGTGATGGATCATCAAAAAAAATATTAAATTAATTTAGAAGATTGTTTAATAGATTGTTTAACAGCAAGTTGAACACGGTCAATATCTAGATATGGGATTAATGGAATACATTTATAGAGTTGTGTTTTATAGATCATATCAATCTTATAAGTGAGAGGGAACATATCAATAATAGGTGAATCTTTAGAACTATTGAGATGTTGTAAAGATTTTGGTAAGACATGAGAGAATGCAGGTGGGATAACACTTACAAGTTGTGAATACATATCAATAGGTTCATGGGATTTGATTTCAATATCTTTCTGACAGTCAATATTTTTGACAAATTGAGCAAGATCAGAGAGGAAAGGTGCATGAGAATATTTATATTGCCATCTCCATGAGGGACATTTTTCGAAATAATATTTGGAGACCCATACAAGACCTTCAATATAATTTTGACAGACTGATTTGACAGTTTTTTCCATATGTTCATCAGTATGAAAGTAATGAGAATAATATCTGTATTTCCATTCATCAGATTTTCCGTATCCCAATTTAATAACATCATTAACCTTGACATCTTTAAGATTTTCAATATTCCAGATTTCACGTTTATATGGTTCTGTTTCATAACATCGTCGATGACTTACTTTTTTCAGATAATCAGGGAGTGTTCTTCTGAAATACTCATCTTCAAGTGAGGCAAGTCTTGTAATGAATTTAATTAAGAATTGATTATTAATATTAATTGTTTCGTCAGTATTAATTGATATTAAGTTAGTCCCCGATTCTTCAAAGATATCCATATACACCTCCTGAATTATTTCAAGTCCTTGATTATTGATGTCAATTGATGGTAGATGTGGCAAAAAATCATTACCAAGAAAATAGCAAATGAAAATATAATCATTAACAAAATCATATGTTTTAACTTCAACCTTTTTTTCATTATTATCATTATTAATGTTATCATTAGTGTTATAATTGTTATCATCATCATCACTGAAGATATTGGATTGGATGACTTTATCTTTGTTAATGAAATCTTGATAATATTTATTGTATTCTTCATTAATGAATTTTTTGACAAGATCAATATCAGCATAAAGTAATTCTTCTTCAATGGAGGAATTATCGTCATTATTATGAGTGAATTGTGAAGACTCACGGAGGAGGAAGATATTAGATATACGACTAGCCATAGCCAAAAAAATAAGATCTGCATCTAAACCATAAATAACATTAGCACTAGATTTAGATTTAGAATTTTTGTTATTAAGTTTGATGAATTGGAGAATCTTATGTTCACCTTCACCTGGTGTGAGATAGGAATTATAAATGATTTTGAATTTACGTGTAGATTTTTTGTTTTCGTCATGATCAAAATACTTATCATAATATGATTTGAGGACAGAATGAAGATCAGCCATAAAATCTGTTCCAGGAGTGATAACAATATTACTCCATGAATCATTGAATTTGATATTGTGTTTGCGATAGACATTGTGTTTGTAATTATTTGCATAACCAAATCTGCGAACACGTTGTTGATTAATTTTAGCTAAAGGGGCGACACCATCAACAGCAATGTAAACAAGATCTTGAGGATCAGCAAGTTTGATCAAGTAATTAATATAAGATATAATGCGTTTGGACATCTTATTAAATAGGATTTGTTGATCAGTGACATCTTTATTGAGATCGAGTTCTTTGAAACATTGAGGATGGAACAAACAATTGGCATCAATATAGAGGGAACTGACAGTCATATCAGGACTGCTCCTAATGATTTTGTATTTTTGGATAAGTTTGCGGAAGAAGGCAGGGACACCCATAATAAGTTTTATTATCAAATAATGATATGATAATATATGTAATTAATAATAGTGATAGTTTTATGTGATATGCAGATATACAGATATTCAATTTTATTTAATACAAATTATAAGAGTAATTATTATAAAATATTTCTATTATAATAGTATTATCTATCATATCATGACGGTTTTTAGAAAACAAGTTAATAATGCCGAGGACATTGTCAAAGAGATCAATACTCTAGTTTCAGACATGAAATCAAATAAACAATCTGGTGGATCTACTGGTTCTAATGGTATGTCTGAAGTCAATAGACTTTTAAGTGAGATCAGAGGTCCTGCCAATCAAGAAGAAGTTGAACAACCTGAATTAACTGGTGGTGCCAAAAGAAAATCCAAGAAAGTCAAAAAATCCAAATCCAAATCCAAGTCTAAGTCCAAATCTAAATCAAAGAAGGCTTTAGGAAGACCTAAAAAGGCTAAAGCTAAATCTAAGTCCAAATCAAAATCTAAGTCCAAAGGTAAGAAAAGAAGTTTGAAGAGAACTGATGGAAGAGTTAAAGTAGAACCTGTTGATGATGAAAAGGGTATGGAAGAGGTTACAGTTGAGAAGAAGAAGAGAGCACCAAGTCAATATATTTTAGATTTGACAGCTTTAAAGAAATACATTAAGGATAAATTGCCTAATGAAGAATTGAAGAACATGGGAGCAATGACAAAAGTAGCAAACACATTGTATGCATCAAATGACAAGAATTTGGAAAAGGCCAAAAAGAATTTTAATGGAGATGATTTTGTAAAACAATATAAGAATGCCGTTAAGGAAAGTGAAGCCAAGAAAGCCGCTCAGTAAATTGCACAATAAATTGAAAAGTAATATATTTTGATTTCAAATAGATAAATTGAAATGAAAAATAATTTGCGTTGATGAGTAACTATAATAAATATTGTTAATAAAATATAATGAGTGCAAAAAATGATAAAAATGAATTGATTAAATTAATGCAGAATAAAGACAAAGACACAATTCCAAATAGGATTAAGTTTGTGAAGGAATTATTAAAGAACAATCAACTCAAACCAATAATAAATTTAGATGATACAGACACAGATAATTTCATAACAAAACAAACAGATGATAATGAAAGTGATGTTAAGAGTTATGATACAAGAGCTACTCTTAAAAAAGAGGTATATGATATAACAGATGTAATAACAGATATTGGAGGGACATTGATATATATAAAAAGTGGAACTACCGGACATACATTTAAGGGTGAAGAACGTGATAATAATGGAAATATATTATATGAATATGCAGTGAAGGTTGTGGCATATTCAATTAAAGATAAATATGGTGGAATGCATGATGCAAGAAGACCGGAAAATGCAGAATTAATGATGCTTAAATTACTATCATACTTCATTATAAACAAAAAGACACCACATCTGGTATTGCCAATAGGAACTTTTGACACAAGTATAACTCATTTTACCGATCTTATTAAGAGAGGATTTGTTAAAGAGAATAATCATAAATATAAGGAATTTGTCGATAGATATGATGCAGGTGAATTTTATGATGATGTGAGTATATTAATAAGTGAATGGGCGAATAGAGGTGATTTAAATGATTTTATAAAGAATAATTACAAAAAATTCACACCAATACATTGGAAGGTCTTATTTTTCCAATTAATATCTACATTAGCAGTGATCCAAGGTAAATATCCTACATTTAGACACAATGATTTGAAACCAAATAATATATTGGTATCAAAAATAGACAAGGATGTAGAGGGATTCAAATATTCAGTTGGAGGAGATGATTATGTTGTTCCAAATATCAATTATCAAATCAAGATATGGGATTTTGATTTTGCGTGTATACCTGGAATAGTAGATAATAAGAAGGTAATGATATCAAATCAATGGTCGAGAGGAATTAATATAGGACCAACACAGAACAGATATTATGACATACATTATTTTTTCAATACATTAATGAGAGATGGATTTTTTCCAGAGTTAATGACAGAATCAAGAGTTCCTCAAGAAGTGAAAGATTTTGTGTTGTCGATTGTCCCTAAAAAATACCAATCAAGAGAGTATGTATCTAAAAATGGCAGAATATTACATAATATAGAATATACAACACCAGCAAAAATATTAAAAGAGAATCCATATTTTGATGAATTCAGAATAATTCCCCGAACTAATAATAATATTAAATCACAGACTCAAATAGATAGACCTATTTCTGTTAATGTCACCTCAAATCTTCGTCAAACACAAACTAATACATCTAATACAAATGAAATAAAAATAAATAATTTATTGAAGGGTGGAGATGTAGAGCTTAAAAACCGTGTTTCCGAAATAAATAATAATACATCTAATAATATTAAATTGGCCAAAAACAAATCCAAATCAAAAAATAAGTCCAAAAATAAATCTAAATCTAAATCAAAAAAAATACAAAAAATAAAGGACAATTCGAAAGACAGATCCAAAAATAAATCTAAATCCAAATCAAAAGGTAGGAAACATAGTAAATTAGATAACATAGATATTGATAAATTATTGCTCGGTTTGAAATGAAATGATTTAATTCAATTTGATAAAAGTTTATGAGAAATTTTTGGATTTGAATTTGCCATTTAATTCAGAAAGTTTCCTATAATCATTACTAGATGGTTTGCCATATGTGACAACATATTTAGATGAGTTATTGGTAATGAAGGGTTCAAGATGTGGTTTTAATTCTTTAAAGATGCCTTCATTTGGTTGATTATATTTATTGTAATAAACATTTACACTAAATAGGCCAATATTTTCAGGGATGAAAGGATCGTTAATATCATTATTGACATAACATTTATAATACATAATAACATTGTTAATGACTGATATACAGAGAAGGATAATGAATATTATCATATACGATTGCAGACTCATATATTGTTATAATTAATGATAAGTATAAATATTCTGATTATATAATATGTGATATGTCTCAAAACGATTATGATAATTTAGATTTCTTATTGGATATTTTGAATGATGCCATTTATAAGAAAACTCCAGAAAGGAATTATGTATTTAAATCTATACAAAAAAAGGGAATCAAACTACATGATTTAAAGAAGGATAAATCATTTGATGGAAATTTCATATTAAATGGTGATTTTGAATATTTGGGATCAAATAATGGAAGAATGGAATTTTTACGAACAGTCAGACCTGGTTATTCATGTAGTGTTTATTTTGGATTCTATAATGATGACAATAAGGAAGACCTTCATAAAGATGTTATCTATAATATGGGAATTATGTACATATTGTCTGAACTTGTTGTTAATGAAAAATTTCCTCACAGTATATTGCCTGTAATGTTATTTGATATTGATTATAATAAAGTGGTTAAAAAGATTCCTAAAGTATCCGAATTGAAAAGTACTGCCCAAAGTGAAAATATGTTCTGTATGGTGACCGAAAATTATTACAATCATATTCCATTAGATATATTCATCAAAAAAAATGGCGAATCATTAACAGAACATGATTGGAAGGTATTGTTATTCCAGATATATTGTGCTTTGTATAAATTCAGTGAACGTGTTTCTAATTTTAGACATAATAAATTGTCACTTAATTCAATTAGAATACACACCATGAAAGAAAAGAACATGAAATATAAAATTGGTGATATGGCATTTATGTTAAATGATGTAAGGTTTGTGATCAAGATTACAGATTATGACATGACAACAACATCAGACTATTTAACAAATAATAGAATGAAAAATATTAAGAATAATGATTATTATGATGTGCATTATTTTACAAATTCATTGAGAGTGTTTTTGGATCAAAATAAAATAAAGATTCCACAGACAATAGATAATTTTATACATGAAATTGTGCCTGATAATTTGGTTGTGAAAACTAAATCTATTAAGTTTGATGGATTGGATGGATTAGATGATAATACAGATATAAGTCAATTACAAAGTCATAAATCAATACCTACAATGATATTGAAAAAAAATAATTTCTTCAAAGAGTTTATAATTGTTGATAAACAAACAATGGATATGTCTGCATCACCTATGGATAAAGAGTCATCAATCAAACTAAAGAAATATATTGATAGTGAGTTTGATATGTCAGATTATGAAAGATCTATAACAGAATCGGAAGAAGGACCCAGATTAATTGGCAAAAGAATTGATTTCCCAAATAAAAAATCGGACCGTAATATTAATACTACTAATACAATGAATCGTTCTAAGAAAAATCAGAATAATATAGTAGGTTATCCAGAAGAGGGCTCTATTTTGGCAATGGCTGATAAGAAACTAAATAAAAAATTAAAAGGAAAATCTAAATCTAAATCCAAAAAAACGAAAACCAGACATTATAATGCTGATTTAGATACTGACTTTGAAGGTTCTGTATCAAAAATCGTTAACAAAAAATCTGTCAAGAAAGATGCTGTAATGTCAACATTCACATCAGTTGATGATAGTGATAAAGATGGTGGTATCAATAGCACTTTCTTTAGAGAACTCAGAAGAGTTGGTCGTAATGATTCCCCTTCTGAAACTAAAACAGAAACTAAATCTTTAGAAAGTGATACAAAGAAATATAATACCAAAAATATATTCAAATCACAAGAAAAATCATATTTAGATGATCTTGATGAGGATGATGACTCTTCTTCCTCTTCTTCAAGTGATAATAATAATGATGACTCTTCTTCTAGTTCTAGTGATGATGATGAATTAGGTTCTAAATTTACCACTAAAAGTGAAGATGATGAAGAAAGTGGCAATTCTGATGCATACAGAAAAATTATGGAGGCTATTGGAGGTTTCACCAAAAAGATCGGTGATATGGATTCTAAATTAGAATCTGGTATATTGGAAGAAGGTATGTCTAGACCTAAAAAGAAGTCCAAAAAATCAAAGAAATCTAAAAATAGACAAAATGTAGGTGAAATGGGTTATGAATCATATTTAGATCCAAAAATCCAACAAAGATTAAAGGCTCTACCTGAAAATTATATTGGCGAATTACCTGATCATTTTGCCTCAATGATGCCTGATGAAAATGGTAATGTCATGAATCCTAGAAACATTGAAGATAGAACTCAAACCCAAATGAATAACCCTATGGCAAATATTTTGGGTTTTGGTGGCCAATCATCAATGGGTCCTTCTATGGGTTCTTCATTTGGCAATCAATATGGCAGTGAAGTTCCTGAAGGCTTACATGGTATGAGTGGTATGGGCAATATGAATGGTATGGGAATGTCTCAATTGATGCCCCAACCTATGGCCCAACCCATGGTCCAACCTATGGCCCAATCTATGACTCAACCTATGGCCCAACCTATGGCCCAATCTATGACTCAACCTATGGCCCAACCTATGGCCCAATCTATGGCACAACCCATGATGCAATCTATGACTCAACCTATGATGCAACCTATGGGACAAATGAATATGATGGGTGGTGCAGATAAGTCATGGGGTAAAAAATACAAATTGGTGGCAAAGGATGGTGAGAAAGACTACACAGGAAAAAAAGATTTTTTTTTTTGAATGACACAAAAAAATCAGATCATAAATCAGACAACAAATCATATGATGATAATGATGATATAAAAGAAATTAAAGAACAGAAAGGAGGAGACCCAAAATATAACATTCCAAAATACAGAGAACCAATGAACAATCCAATGATACCAAATGAACAAAGGAGAATATATAATGAAAGTAGACCACAATATCAACAATATCAACAAGGACAACAAGGACAACAAGGACAGCAATATCAACAATATCAAGGACAGAGTCAAAGTAATCAGCCGAGTCAGATATTGAACTTACAATTATATAATCCACAACAACCAAAGGCAAAACCAACAGGATCAGCACCAAACCCAGCAGTATTTTATCCAAATTATGTTCCAAATCCGTATGATCCAATTGGGTATGCAAATTGGATGCAATATGCAAACTACAATATACAACCTCCAATAATCAATAAGAATTATGATATTACAATAGGTGGTGTTTCAGGATCACATATCAAGGCATCAATGATTATTGAGAATGTATTACCTGTTAAAAATGTATCACAATCATTTACATCAATAAGTGAAAGAATCACTGTATATGAAGGCATAAGATCAGTATTATTTAATGAGGGTGATGGAAAGAATATACCAATAGAGAATGAATCACAAAATCTATTGTCACATGTGAAACTAATGGATATGAATCCATACAATGCATCAAGATTTTCGAATAATCCATACAGAGGATTGCCATATGGATTTTTATTATATAGGTCATGTTATCCAGTGAAACACGATACAAGAAATTTCACATCAATGTGTTCAAATAATTCAACAGGAGTCAATTTAAGAATATACAGAATGACAGAAGGATCATATAATGTGAATAGACAAAACTTAAGAACTATGTCAGAATATGATGAATGGAGAGATATATCATTTTACAATTTTGTCAAAGAACAGATACTCAAAAAGAAGATATGTCCAAATTTCCCATTTATGTATGGTTACAGTATAACTCCTAATTCAGGAATAAATTTTGACGAATTGAAATTAATAAGACGAACAACAGAAACTAATAATACAAATCAAAATGTAAATCAAAGTACAAGTGTTTCACAAAATATAATGAATCAATCAATAGAAAGAGATAGAAATCTTACACCAAATACTGCAACAGCAATGCCAATTAGAAATACTGGATTGGCCACTGCTCCAAATATTGTAAGATCTGATTTGACAAGACAATTATTGCAAAATGTAAGAGATCCAATTACAGGAAATATGATAAGAAGACAGACAGTTAATGTACCTACAAGAGAAGCACAATTATCTGCAATTGACAGATATGCAGGCAAGGTATTAGTTTGTTTAACTGAAGCATCAAACTATAATATATTAGGATGGGCAAAGAAGGAATACAGAGTGGATGGAAATATTAGAACAATGATCAATACAGGATATCATAGTAAAGATATATGGAGATCTGTAATATTCCAATTGATGGCAGGATTATATACAATGCAATTGAAAGGAATAATTATAAATGATTTCAGATTAGATAGAAATGTATTTATTAAGGACATACCAATACAAGGAACAGTGACTAATTATTGGAAATACAAAATAGAAGGTATTGAATATTACATACCAAATTATGGATATTTGTTAATGATTGACAGTAATTATAGAGATTTTGACAGAAATTATGACAATACAAATAACAATATTAGAAAAATAGATGGAGCAATGATTCAGAATACTACCCTAACAATTGAAGAATCATTGAATAAATCTTTCGAAACATTTAAGAATGCAATAGATCCCAATGTGTTCAATCAGGATTTTGTAAATGATGATGGTGTCAAACCTCCTGAAGAAATAATACAATTATTAACATCTATTAAGAATGAGACCGATAGCAGACCTACAATGAACATTGCATATTATATTAGAAAATTTATGACCCATTTTATGAATAATAGAGTTGGTGGTCCATTGAATGATCTCGAAATCAATAATATTAAACGTGGTTCTGTCAAACAATTTACAAAAGGGCAAATCGTTGTCTATAATGATAGTGATGGTGTTGAAAAATTTGTTATACATGTTGGAACAATGAGTAATGGGTCAGCTAGAATTGTCACTAGAGATGGTCTAGATCCTAACACATCTAATTTTATCGAAAAGGAAGTAGATCCTGCATCATTAACTGAATATTCTACAGTTGAAAAAGTAAAACAAAATTTTAACATGACAACCTCAAATATGAATGAAGAGTCACTATTGGAAACATATACAATAGCGTGAATATGAAATGAAAGAAAATATTATTATTGATATATGATTCATATCAATAATAAAATATCATATCAATATATATAATATATTTGACACTTCAATGGATGAATATGCACCACTAAATAGAACATGGACATCTGAGAAAAAAGATTCAACAATAACAATTAAGAATAATATTGTAGATAAAATAATAACTGAATTGGGATCTGACATTCCTAATGATCATTATAATGTTGATGAACATCATTATGTGACAATTGCTATGAAGAGTTTACATATGGCTCCTTCAGAAGTAGCCAAACAATATTTTTCAGTCACAAATATTAAACGTATTCAAAAGGGGATCAAAAGAGAAATTTATAATAGATCATACAAGAAATTTAAATTGACTGAAGATCAAAGTGTCTTAGATTTATTAACTGTAATGATAAGTGTATTTATTTATGATTCTAAAAGTCTCCCATTTGGTGTTGTCAGACAAACTAAAGTCCTAAATGAAAGAACAATTCAATATGTGGCACCAGGTATTATGGATAATCTAATACAATATTATATGTATCTTGATGATATCAAAAATCCTGTCAATCCTTTACCTCAACCTATCAATATTAATAATGCCGGTCGCAAACAACTTAAATCTGTTGCACAATTATATGGACTATAATTTTATGATTTATTTATTTAGTAGTCAAGTAAATAAATCCATTATAAAAATTCCTACCATCATTATGATAATAATATTAGACAATATTAAATACAAAATGACATCACCAACTAATATAGACAATATTAAACATGAATTAGTCAATAGTGTCATGAATGATTATCGAAATGAATATCAAAATGAAATAAATTTAAAGAATAATTCTGACAATCTTACTTCACTAATAGATAGTACACATTCATTATCAGGTTTGACAGAACTGACAGAACTTTCTGTCAGTCCTACTAATACAAAAATGAATGTGTTCAATAATAATGAAATACCTAAAATAAGAATCACTCCAAAAAGATCTAATCAGAACAGATCCAAAAATTTAAACTTGAATATTTCAGAAATATTGGATCAAAAAATAGAACATAAATTGGAAGAATTAAGATCACCTCGTCCAATAAGTAACTCAAATTTAAATATTAGTCCTGTCACAATCAAATCTGTATTAATGTCTGTATCAAATACTAAATCAGATACTAAATCAGATATTAAATTAGATAAAAATATTCATACACTTGTGATAGGTGGTGCAGGGACTCTTGGTTATGCTTATGTTGGGGCTATTCAAGAATTATTTAATAATGGACTTATTAATGATATTAAGACATATATTGGAACATCTGCAGGATCATTATTTGCATTAATATTGGCATGTGGTGGAGATAAGAAATATCTTGATAATAAAACATTATCATTAGATATATCACAATTACAAGATCATTCAAGTTGTTCAATTGTTAATATGTATAATTTTGTATTCAAATTAGGATACAATAATGGAGATATATTGTTGTCAATTATGAGATCAATTGTCAAAGATTTAACAGGGAAAGAGAACTTAACATTTGCAGAATTGTATAAATTGAGAAATGTAAATTTAGTTATGACTGGTGCTAACATAACAAAACGTAAATTTACCTACTTCAATAGATTGACTGATCCTAATATGGAAATCGCAGTTGGAGCCAGAATATCATCTGGTATACCTCTATTTTTCAGACCATATCTATTGTATGATGATTATTATGTAGATGGAGGTGTTGTATCCAATCTTCCAATGGAGTTTATTGCCACAGATATGTATAAATTACTGAATAATTATGATGAAACAATAATTGGACCAAAATATACAAAACAAGATCTGAAATCAGCCGTAAAGAATTTATATGATAATACTTATGATGACACAAATGACATATCATTCCAAAAATATATATTAAATAAAACAATTGGTATTAAAACATATTCACCCAAAACATTAAGATACATTGATCCTGCAAATACATATGGAATAATTGATACTCCATCAAAGAATATGTCATTATTAGAATTCTCTACAGAATTATTGGCAATAATGATGGATACATGTATGAAATTACATATTGATAATAATTATTGGAACAGAATTATTAAAATCGATACCAATGACAAAAGTATTGTTGATTTCAATATGAGCAATCAAGATAAACAATTATTAATGAATATTGGTTCCGAGTCTGTCAAACAATTTATTAAATCATCATCAATGGAAATTATAAATGGAAATTCTCAATGAATAAATTAATGACGATTATTTCTGTTATTTTTATTTTTTCTGTTTCTATTACGTCTCTTACTATTGACTACCATATAGTTACTAGTTTGTGTAGGTTCAAGTTCACTATTATTATTGATTATGATATTTTGGTCAGATTCAGATTCAGAGTCATTATTCTTGATTTCATTAGCTGTATTTGGAATTTCAATTGGTTCATCATCTTGTTCTTGTTTTTGTTCTGTCACTGATTTATTTGTATTAGTTAATGCAAATACATTAATTTCAGTTTTCATATCTTCGGGTAAATATTCAATCTGTTTATCAGGTTGAGTCACAGATAAATATAGTTTCATGAAGAATGGAATTTTTTGTTCAATGATTGATTTACTAAAATCAATATTGCTCTTTGTAGGAATGAATACATTATTAGATCTGTAATATTTCCAACCATAAGTTTTAGGAAGAATCAATTTAATAGATTTAAGTTCATATTCAATCTCATTGACTAACATATTAATCTCATTTTCATTAATGTCAGAAAATTTCTTATTATTAACAATCATCTCAAATAAATTATTCATATAATTATCAATGATTTGATATTTTGCATTTTGATCTAGATTGATTTGTTTGTTATTAAATATTGTGAATAATTGGTTAATGTATTTATTCTTTTGAATATATGCATTTTGGTTTGTTGAGTATTTATTGATGTAGTCAACAAACATAACACTCAAATCATTATGAGTAATCAAATCTGATGAACTTGCAATTTCAAGGAATGATGATATATCACTATTATTATGTAATGTGTCATTAATTTTGTCATTCAGATATTTTGAGGACAGATTTACAATATCTTTCTTTAGATTTGTGATATTTCTATAGAATGTATTGATAACATCTTTATACTTATTGTAAGTAGCGATGAAATGACATACATCATTAATTGATTTGATATTGGTAATATTATGACTGATGACATTACCAAAATATTGAGTCAAAATATCATAATAATATTTATGACTTGCATAATTAATCTTCATTAGTTTTTGGTATTGAATAAGAATATTCTCAAGATTGGAAATCTCCAAATCAATAATATTAAGATAAATTCTTCTGGTGTAAATTTTCTCAACAGATTTGATAACATATTTATTGAATTGATCTACAAACTGTCCATAATATGCATTATAATATGAATCACCTTTTTTAATTATTTCCAAAAGTCTTTTGAGTTGTATTTGAGGTTGTTCATTAATAGCTCTATGACCTAATTCATGTTTAATAATAATTCTCTTTTCAAAATCAGATAATCCATCTAGTGTTTTATTTTGCATGATATATCTGTATAAATATCCTTTTTGTGCAGAAAGAGTTAGGATAGATGATGGATCGTATTTAAGACCATATTCAGAATAAATACTATCTAATTTTTGAACAACATTTTGAACAATATTATTATAATTATTGTCCATATTATCAAGGTCATCACATTTATTAATAAGAGATAGCATTACAACATCAGGATAATTTTTAGATTGATTGAGAATATGTCTGACCATTTTTTCATTGGTGGCAGTAATACCACCTCCGGTATGATAATTTTGCATAAAAAGGATTACATCGATATGTTTAAAATTATTTTCAATCCAGGAGTAGACAAGTGGTTCAAATTTGCTATCAGAATCATTAAAACCAGGAGTATCGATAATTCTGAGTGAATAACCTTTATTAATAAGTTCAGAACCAATATCAGTTGATGGTTTGATTGTATGATAAGTTTCAGTTAATGAACTTAATGAGTTAGTTTTAGATTCTTTGGTATCAATATGAGTAGTGTCAATGAGATTATTTTTTTGGTAAATGATTTTGGAGGAGTCAGTGTTAGATAATGATTCATCATAAATGGAAATACCAGATGTTGTTCTGATTGGTTTAGCATCAGCTAGAACATCAGAATAAATGGAATTAATAAATGTGGATTTACCAACATTCATTTCACCAATAACGAGTACAGAGATTTTATTATCGATATTCCAATGAGATGTCATTTTGAATTGTATTAATTGTATTATTAGATTCTGTCAATATATTAATTTAATACTAAATTAATGAATCAATAAATAATAAATAAGTCAATTTTTTTAATGTTAATATCGTTTTATTTCAAATGATATTAATTATGTTTAATTAAAATATATTTAGAGTTTTAGACTCTTAATGAGGCACGATCTCTGGTGTAGAAGAAGACAACACCTCTTTCTTGGGCTTCATTTCTGAAACCAATATCATTGGGTGTGGCAGTGACTTCAGGGATAATGGTAATAGGGCTGTTGCTGACATATGTAGAGGTTTCTGGGTCATAGATTTGAATAGGGGCATCGGCAGGGTTGTACATGAGGTACATAGTGCCATCAATGTAAGCGGCAGAAGATCTGTCAGCGGCAATCAAAGCGGCACAACCAGTGGCGACGTTAATACCACTGAGAGGGGGTCTCTTAAGAACAACAACAGATCTGAGATCGAAATATTCTCTACCAATTCTGGTTCTAGGTTCGAAAGTGACAACAGTGTTATTAATGGTAGTTTGGTTGACAAATGAAACAGGGAGGGAAGAGTATCTCATAGACATGTTGAGAGTGTTGAAGTTAATAGTGGGGTATCTTCTGTTAGCATAGAAGAAGGCTACTTGATTAGAATAGATAACGGATTTGTTCTTAGGGACAACGACTCTGTGTTCAATGAAGTAGTCAGTTTGAGAGAGAGCTCTAGAGAGGGAGATAGTATGTCTAGTAGTGCCAGAGAGATCAATAGGTAATTTAATGTTGACAATAGGAATGTTAACAAAGACAGTTTTGGCGAGACTGTTAATGGTTGTGTAACCGAGACCATATCTGTTGCTGAAGCTGGACAATTGGGTGAAAGTAGGTCTGACAGAGAAGACGGCCAACAATTTTCTGAGGACTGTGCCTTCATCTTGAATGTGGAACATTTCAGGGGAATCGAAGAAAGTCCAGTCATAAGAACCAATAACTTTCAAGAACTCAGAAATACCATCATTCTCGTTGTAACCAGTGGAATAATATTTGCCTTGACGGAGATTGAGGACTGCTTTGTAGAGAGCAATTTGGCATCTGGCTCTCTTGAGGATGTTGTCAAGAGGGGAATCATCTTTGAAGTATTCCAAAGCATTAGGATCATTGGCAATAGAATGAGCCAATTCGAATTCAGCATCCAATTCACCAGGGGCAACATTGGTTTGGAGGTGGAAGTTATAGTTCTTCAAATAGGCTTGACCTCTGGAGAGGACCATACGAGGGATATTAGTATATAACATACGTCTTTCGAGATAGTCAACCTTGGGCAAGAAGAGAGCGGCAATAATAGGGTGGACGTGGATACTGGCATTATGTTTAGTTCTGTCATATGAACCAGTAACAGCTTCAGGGGCACAATCTCTATAATTGTAGATTTGGTTTTTGACATCAGCATGGATGTGTTTAGTTTCATCATAGAGGAGATGTAATTCATTCAATTTGGAATGATCTTTAGGATTAATTCTGATCATTTGACCTTGAGGAGCATCGAAACCTAAGAATTTAGACATGACGGAATATTTGAGATCATCTTGGTAAGAATATTGATGGTAAGTATCACCCTTTAAGACGTGATCAATAAAGACTTTCTTTTGAGCATCAGTCAAACCGTGTTTATCAGCGTGTTTGAGACCCTTTTTGATGATTTCAGGGATATCCAACATTCCATAGCTAGCGTTAATTTTAGCCAAATATTTGATGACATATTTCTTGATTTGTTCACGGCTTTCTTTGATTTTGTCAACAACATTATCAATTTCGGATTCACTCATACCTTTCAACTTGAGCATGTGGTATACATGATCGATTGGGAGTTCAGATCTGATAAAATAATCGAAATCGTTTCCAGATTCAGATTGTTCAGTAGCATTCCTGTGATAATTCTCTGACTTTGATGTCATCGGTTATATTATATTTTCATAAAAGATTTTTTTTATAATTTGCGTTAAATTTATTAATCATTTCTGAATAATGAATTTATTCTGGATTGAATGTAAAAAGGAATATATAAATAAATAACTTTTATTTCGATAATTTTGATTGTTTTGATGTTGTGTTTTTAAATGATTTCATATTACTTCCTGTCTTGATTACAGCGGATTTAATGGGTTCAATTGCTATCTCTTTAATCTTCTTCTCAATAGATTTTGAGACATCCTTACGCGTTCCATTAATCTTGTCAATCTTCAATACATACATGATTCCCTGTGAGGTTAAATTATATTCTTTCAGCAATTTTGAACATTCTTCAATGCGTCCATCTTCCAATAATGATTTAATTAATTTGATAGCCATAACATAATCATCAATTGTCATATCTTTGAAATACTCATTTGCCAATTTAACATTCTTATAATTAATACATCTAGTTGATGTTCTATTCAGATCTTTTGGATAGTCTGGAGAAAAAACTGGTCTGTAATATGGGTTATTTGCATCATATTCCAGTTTTGCAGTGTCAATTGTTTTACTAAGTTTATATGATGAATTCACACAAGTATAAAATCCATGTGCCTCTTGTAATGACCAAAACTGATCTGAATATATATAATTATCTATAACATCACCATGTGCAATATTTTCTGTTAATTGTGTAGCTAAATCAAGTAGATCATTTTTATTTTTGATATATTTTGTTGTGGCCTTAAAATGATTTTGATGAACCATCAATGGCATATTCAATTTGTCAGTCTCAAATATTTTCAATGCCGAATTAATGCCATTATAATTTGAAAATAATCTCCATGTATTTTCATAAATAGTTCTATCTATGTCCTTTTGTTCCGTATATTTGAAATATTTATCAATATCTATTTTGGATATGGTATTCGATTTATATTGTCTTAATAATTCACTCATAATAACTATTAATCTTCTAAAATCATTTTGACTATGTTTAATAATTTTTGCCACAACATCCTCATTTTCCATTCTCATCTCTTCGCCAAGTCCAATTCTTTCCAGTAATTCTAACATATCATCTGTAGATGGTGGATACATTGATATATGATAACATTCCTTTTTGATCATTGTGAGTGGTTTTTTATGTTTATTACTTCCAATAAATATTACTGGAACATACCATCTCTCTGAATTGGTTTGTAATATCCCATCTATTACATTTTTCTCTGATGGTGTGCTTACTGATTGGACATCATCTACTAATATCGCAAATTTATCATTCTTATTTCCAATTGTGTCATAAATATCATATCCCTTCAATAGATTCTCGGCAAAATCATCAATCGATCTTATATTTACTAACTTAGCAAAATTGACAGATCTTATTTTATATCCTAATGACCATAATACAGCCTTAACAACCGCAGTCTTGCCAGTTCCATGATCCCCAGTTACTACAGCACAACTATACATATTTGGATCTTTCTTCTTTCCTTTGTTATCAAACATTTCACTTTGTGTTTCTGCATCTTCTGCCAATTCATCATTTGTCTGATCTTCTAGACCTTCTGTTAGACCTTCTGTCAGACCATCAGTCAAACCCTCATTATGTTCATCATCATTCTTTTTGTTAGTTGTTTTTGCTTTTCGTTTCCGTTGCTTTTTACCTTTTTTATCTTCAATTGATTTAGCATGAATGGATGCATTTTTATTAAAATTATCAAGCCAATCTACAAGGGCAATGACTTGCCGTTTGGATCCAATAATTTGTTTGATATTTGTTGGGGCATATTTTTCTGTAAGAATATTACTGTTTTTATCAAATGTTAGTATCTCCATTATTGTTGTTTCTATTAATTGTTTATTAACTTAATAAACAAAAAAATCAATTTTTAATTAAACGCATTATCTATTTAATTAAATCAAATTAATTGAATCAAACCAATTCAAAATTAATATCAAATATAGATCTCAATATTTTTGCATCATTATTATCAATTTTCTGTTTGATGTCAAAATTATTTTTATTCAAATCCTGATTTATTTCCAGATCTAATTTTTTTATATTAGTCAAAAAATTCCATTCATCATTATCATTATCTGATTCAGAATCAGAATCCTCCTTTTTTTCATTATTCCCAATAATCTTCTTGAAGAATGTCTCATCAAGAATTTTAGGTTTTGGTATATTCGATCTTATACTCATATTTCTTATTATACTCTCACCATATGATATCAGACCTTTTTTAGTCAAATGTATCTTTCCGCATTGACCATTACATTTTCCTTTATTCAGATCCATTACACATATTACATACTTCTTATCACATGCTCCATGTTTACAATTATAACCTCCTGTACACTTACCTTCTTCACAATGGGGACATATCTTTGTCAATGACAATAATGTATTATATATATTCTTGTTTTTGCTTAAATCAACCTCTGATAAATTCTTTTCTTCTTTTATCATTTCATATGCAGTTTTCCTAATTGGATCTACATTCTGTTCATCTAAACTATGTGCATATAAACATTTATTACCATAAATACACTTCTTATTAGTATTTACATTTTTACACAATATTTTTTTATAATTGTCTATTTTTTGACTCTTCATATCTAACTCATCATCTTGTTCTTTTCTTTTAATGAAATTCTTTTTGGCTGATTCAATTAGAACCCATTCACTGTTATTATTGAGTCTGTAATTGGCATTCCCTTTTGATTCATATTGATATTGATTATTAGACATATTTATGTATTGAAATGATTATGTTATTCTAATATTTATTTTATCTTTATGTAAAATATTTATTTTCATCATTTTATCAATACTATATATAATGACAAATCAATTGCCAAATTATCGTAAGTCTATCAGTTATTATAAATCCAAAGGTTATGACGATTTTAAGACTCTCGATCTCCTCAAAAATAATCGCAAATATTACACTATGAAAGGTGGTGATGGTGAAGAAGATATGGCAACTGGTAATGAAGTAAATCAAATGGATCAACCTATGGATCTTGATCAGAATCAAAGTCTGGATCAAACATTGGATCAACCTATGGATCTTGAACAGAATCAGGGTCTGGATCAAACAATGGGACAAACATCACAACAGACACAAACATCAAATGAAATATTAGACCAAGGGAGAATATTGTATCATCCTTCAACAGAGATTAAAAAGTTTTCACCGTCAATGATATTTGTCAATATGCAAAATGTATTAGACCAATCTAAACAAAGATCATTTACATTATTTTTCACACCAAGTGAAGAATATGCCAGAAGATATTCGGGAATATGGTCACTCAATAAGAAGCCTGTTTATGTCCATAAATTGAGAATCAAAAATGGTGTTACATTAAATATCAAAAAAATTAATGCAAACGATATAGCCAACATTTCTGATAATACTGAATTAGGCAAAAATATTTGTGGCGATAGTGTTGATGGTTTTATAAATGGCATGAAAGTTGAACATCCTACAAGCGATGGATCAAATGTTTCAGAATATTATATATGTAATCCGTCACAATGGTTTGAACATGTTGAAACTTGGATGCAAACTAGTCCAACAGAATGGATAAAAACATCTCCCGAGAATACACAAGTAATCAGTCTCAATTCAAATAATAATGTTTCAAATAATACTGGTTTGGATGAAGGATTGGCTACATCAAATATGGATACATCAAATGCAGACATAACAAATATGGATGTGTCAGATATGGATACATCTACTTACAGATAATGGAATTGATTAAAAATAATGTCAATTAATTAAATATATAATCTAATTAATGGAGTCAATAACTGGAAGTAATGATTTAAACCTGAATACACAGATAATGAATGTAACAAATGGAGGACACAAATTTTATTCAAAGATGATTAGTGTAAAAGATGATGACAGATTTATTGGAACAATATATTATAATAATCAAATATTATTGAGATTTGAATATGTGTTAATTGGGTCATATTCAAAAAAGAACAATATGTTTATATGGGCTGAAAGTTTTCCAATTATCCATAAAAGTATGACAATTCAATCAAATAATGTAAGAACAGAATTGACAAAAATAGATTTTGATGAGAAAGATGAAAATAAGATAAGTGATTTTTTGACAAAATCATATTCGGTAATACCAACAATTACAATGTATGATTTTTTAGCCAGAATAGAGAAAGGATTAAATAATAAAGACAAGAATATTATAACATTTAGAAGTAGTGAAAACAAGGATATTATACATATATGTATGACAGTTAGAATTATAATTAATAGTCTCAAATAGAATACTTATTAGAAGATTAAGATTAATGTTTTAATAAATAATAATCACAGAATAAAATATATAATATGAAACCAAATATATTAATATTCCGTGATAAAGAATACAATGCAGAAATGTTATGGAGAGATGGGAAAGACGATAAAAATAGAGATTCAAAGGGAGAATTATTTCCATATCCAATAGAATCTAAAACATTATGGAGTGAGAAGAGTTTATTTCTTGACAGAATGAAATTAGTTATGAATTATCTTGATATTGAAAAGAAATATCAGGTATATGATGAAAAGAAGGATTGTCTAATATGTAAGAAGAAAGATATTATAACAAAGAGATATCAATATAGTAATACAATATGGGAAGATGGGATAATACATTACATAGATGAACACAATATTGAACCGTCAATCGAGTTCAGGAAATTTATTTATAATAAGAATACAATACCAAATGAAGAATTATTAAAGAGACAGAAAACTAATACATCAACTACATCAACAGACAATAATAAAAAACATATGATGCTAGAGAGAATTATTAGAAATAATAAACAATATGTTATGATTGACAGGAATCAGTTATTAATATTAGATGCATTAATGATACATGGAGGATATGCAAAAAAATATTTTGATCCAGAGAAAGATATTACAAGATATTCAGAACATGCAGGCTTATTAGATTTTGAGGAAGATACATTAAACAAAATAGTTGTATCAGGTAAGACAAATAGAGTTGATACAGAAGATGAGGAGATATTTCTACCGGCAAATTTAGATGAGATGTTAGATTATGAATATATATTCCATACACATCCACCGACACCAAAACCAGGAGGGAGATCTAAAGAGGGAATATTATATGAATTTCCGAGTATAGGCGATATATATCATTTCATTGATCATCATAATGATGGTAATGTTATTGGATCACTTGTAATTACTCCAGAAGGATTATACAATATTAGGAAATTTAATAATGATACAAAAGAGATAATTGTTGATGACGATGATTTGTATAAAAAATATTTTAAGACATTTGATAAAGTGCAAAATAGTGCGGTCAAAAAATATGGTCATAATTTTACAGAAAACAAATTCTATTCAAAAATAGCCCAAGATAAAACATATATTGCGTTATTAAATGAAACATTAAATGAGTTTAATATTCAGATTGATTATTATCCTAGAAAACAAGATAAGGACGGCAAATGGCATATTGATACATTATTTTTGGTATTCAGAAATAGTGGACGAAATAGACAGAATAAACATTCGAATAAACAATTACATAAACAGAATAAACAAAATAAACAAATCAAAAAATCCAAGAAAACCAAGAAATAATATATAATATATAACATTATGAAAATATAACATCATAAAAATATAACATCAATAGATATAATTTTATTAACAGGTAATATATAACATTCAATTATGTCAAATATTGCTGAGATCGTATTATTGAGTCTTGTTTTAGTATTGGCTCTCTTTGTGTTATTACCAAGTGATTCATGTAATAAGAAGAATTCAAGTGAGGGATTCACATCAGTTCAAAAAATGGAATCGTCGAGATCATCAGTAAATTATGATCCAGTATCTGGAAATGATTTTACATCAGGATCACAATTTGGAAATGATGTTAATAATGCTGAAGCATCACCTGCAGGTGATCTAAAGAATTTTGAATCATTAATATATGATAATGTGACAGGAACAATTATGACAGGATCGCAATTTATGGAAAATAGTGGTATTGTAGCACCACCTTGGGTATCACCTGCATGGGCTCCTGATGCATTTGGTCCTTCAAGCAAAGGGAAATTTATTCCTGAAGATTATGAAGATGATTCAAGAATGTTATACAATAAATGCAGTTTATCTTGTTGTTCTCCTCAATATCCTACACCATTCCAAGGTGTCCAAGATCCTACAGTATGTGATGAAGAAGGGAATAACAAATATTTAGCATCAGATTACATTTGCCAAAATAATACTGGTGGTGTTGGTTGTTTGTGTATGTCTCAAAAACAAGTTGATGGTATGAAAACTGGGTTCAGTGATTACTATGTTGACAAAAATAATTTAGGATATTAAACTCGATAATTAATCTATTCTAATATGAAATAGATTAATAAATAAATAAATAAATAAAATTATTCTGGTTTATGTTTTTTAAATGAATTGTATTTTTCGACACTTTGATCAACAAGATCACTCGATTTACTAATTGCATCAAATTTCCGTTTGGAATTATATCTTTTAGTTTTTTTGACACGATGTGATATTTTGTCAGTTTCAAGTTCTGCATCATTCATAATATCTCTGAATTTCCTTCTATCAAATATATCATCATATCCGACATGATCATCAACACTATAAATTTTCATTCCTTTCTTTTCTAATTCATTTAATATTTCCAATCCTCCTAACATATTTCTAGAAAACCTACATATACTATGTATAATCAATACATCACCTTTTTCCATATTATTAATAATATTCTGGACATATTCTTTATTTTTCATATTTCTAGATGATTGAACATGTTTGTAAATTTTTGATATAACTATTCCATTATCATCACAATATTTCTTACATTCATTTTCCTGAAGATCTCTTGATTTACTTTGTTTTGTGCTGACTCTACAATATATGTGTGCTTTCATAAATAATAGACTAATAGTATTCATTTTTGTTTATCACATATTAATATCAATTTTTATTTTTGATTTAATTATGTGATTTATGTTAGAGATTTAATTATGGTTATGAAATATATAAAAGATGGATAAACTTAAAGAAATGCTTGAACATGATCCATGTTATGAACAACATATTGTCTCAATTAAAGAAATATATGAAGATTATTTGTTATCGATGCTTGTTCCTGCTATTTATGAGGGCATTCAATCATTATATAAACGTGCTTATGATCTAGAACAGAAATATATTAAAGCTTCAAAACAAGATCCCCATATTATTAATCCAGGTGTGTTAGTCATATTTCAAACACTTCTCAAAGATATACCCAACTTGAACACTCACAAAATCAAAAATGAGACTGATCGTATTAGAGCATCATCTAAGTCAGGTGAATTATTTGATGATTTAATTAAAGCAGTGATTAAATCCAATATCATATTATTGACTTATAATGTTGATCACAAAAGAAGATCACTTATTGATACTAAATATCATGAGAATGTATTCCCACATGATTTCGTCCATTTATGTTATATTTATGCTTCTAAAAATATATATGGATGTGCAGAATTATTTTATCATGATCACGAACCTTTAATTATTAATCAGAATAAACGTTCAGTACTTAAAATAATACGTGATTCTATTAAAGATGCAATACGCCAATCCTTACCTATGAGAGAAATATTATTGGAATATTTGACCCAAAAATATGAACAAAAAGATAACCAATATATTAATCCTTATAATCCTGTTCCACTTAATGGAATTAATGGCAATAATGGAATTAATCCAGATGAATATGCAATTGCAAATGATCTTGTCAATAGAGATATTGGGAAATACAATAATTATAATCTTCTTGAAGCTGATGATGATGATGATAATGACGATTATGAAACATCTAATAATGATTCAAATGGCAATTCTGAAAAAACAGAATCTGGTTATGATTCATCTTCAAATAATAATCCTGATAATTCATCTGTTCAAGAAAAATCTAATCTTTCTCACTCTAATCAGTCTAATTCTGGAACCAAAACAGATAAACAAATTGATGATGGATTTGCAGAGATTAAGAATAGTCAGAATAAGATGAGTGCATTGTTATCTGACTCACCAAAAAATAATAAACAAAATAATGAACTAATAATCAATAAATCTAATTCATTAAATGGCAAATCAGGAGTTAAAATGATTGATCTGTCATCTACATTGTCCAAAAAGGGGAAGGCAAGTTCATATTTCAATGAAATAATGCCTGATGTAAATAAACGTTTCGATGAATACAAAAAAACTACTCTTAATAATTCTACTAATCAATCTAATCAATCCAATCAGACTAATCAGACAAATAATTTAACAAATCAACAAAAGGATAATAAGAATGATAAAGATGTAGTTAATAAAGTGAATGACATATTAAAATAAAAAATGATAATATAATATTGCATTTGATATAATTAATATTTAATATCTATTAATAATAGATATGTCTATTTTGAAAAATCCTACTATTTTAGCGATTATTGCAAGTTGTCTTACATTCGTCATAATGTATTATTTCTATTATAAACCAGAATCAAGTCCAAAAAATAAATTAAATAATATTCAAAAACATAAACGCGAAAAAAGGAAAGAAACAATGATTCTGACAACTGCTATAATTGGATTGTTAGTTTGGTATCTTGCATCAACATATTTAACAGATGATGAGAATACCGAATCTACTCAAATAAACCAGACCAATCAAATAAATCAAACTAATCAATCTAGTCAAATAGAACAGAAAAATATAATACCGATTATTACAACACAGAATAATGAATCGAATGGAGTGATTGAGAATATAGAGAATAATTATATGGATAAATATAATTCGAAAGAAGCATTAACAGATGAACCGACAAAGATATATAATTTAATAGGTGGTGGACTGAACATACCAAATAAGGATCTGAAAATTCCTAAAGTATTAATTGATTGCAATTGATTTCAATTGATTTCAATTAAGATAAATATATTGTGTTAAAAATGGATATTGTTATTTTGTGAATAACAATATAAATACAACATAATCAATGGATTTAGAGACACAAACAGGAGATAAATTGCCCATACCCGAATTTACATTAGAAGAGATGTGTATTAACCCATCAATTATTATGATAGCTAAAAGAGGATCAGGTAAGTCATGGATTACAAGAGCAATAGTGTTTAAATATGCAGATATACCAGTAGGACTAATAATATCTCCAACAGAGAAAGACAATCCATTTTTTATAGAATTCTTTCCAGATACATATATCTATTATGCATATGATAGTAAGATTCTCAGGAAATTATTATTGAGACAAAAATTAATACTCAAAAAAACAAGAGAAAAACAAACTGCAGGAATTACAATTGATCCAAGAGCACTTGTTGTTATGGATGATTGTTTAGCATCTAAAGGAACATGGGCGAAAGATCCACTTATATCTGAATTATTATTTAATGGAAGACACAGACAGATTACATATATATTGACCATGCAATTCCCTTTAGGTATATCTCCAGAATTAAGATCGAATTTTGATTATGTATTTCTATTGGCAGATGACACAACTTCTAATTTAAAACGTATTTATGAACATTATGCCGGTATGTTCCCTGATTTCAATTCATTTAGACAAGTATTCAGACAGTTAACGGAAGATTTTGGTGCAATGGTTATTAAGAATCGTGGATCAAGAACTAATTTATTTGATAAAATAGCATTCTTTAAGGCTCCTGATTTAGGTAAGACTAAGTTGAAATTTGGTTGTAAGCAATTCAGAAAATACCATGATAATAATTACAATAAAGATTGGGAACAAGATGAATTCCAAATGGACTATGAGGAATATCTTTTAGAAAAGAAGAGATCCAAAGGAAAAATCAATGTTAAAAAAATGTTTAAGGACGATGAGAAACATAATAATGATAAATATCATAATGATAAATAATTAGAATTGATTGATGAAGAATTGATTAATATCTTCACGTTTACGTAATAACATATTATCAGTGCTTTTAATCCATGGACTTGGTTGAGTAAACATTGTTCTAAATATATCTGTTACATATGCTGGTGATTCTAATTCTTCATCTAATGTTCTTGGTATAAATCTGTATATTACTTTATTTGGTTCACATTGTTTTTCACTTTTTGATAAATCTATTGCTACAAACACTATACCCACAAATATTAATAATATTAAAATATTCTTATACATACTTATAACTATTATAAATACTTTTTATAATAGTTGAATGATTATATTAATTTGTCATTTATTTTGAATTCTTATTCTTCAAAAACTCTCTCATTTTTGCTATGTTCTCCTCCGCTGTTGCCATCTTTGTTTTTGCCTCATTAATCTGATCTCTTGCCTTTCCTACAACTTTAATCTTTGTATCTAAATTATCTGTCACCTCTTGTTTAGTCTCCTTAGTATTAGTATCTTTAGTATTAGTATCTGTAGATGTCTGTTCCTTCTTATCCTGTTTGTTCTTCAATCTGTTTAAGAGTCTCTCTTTAGTTTTTCTACTTGCTGTTACTCTTGGATTTTCATTTACTTTCTGTTGATGCTCCTCTAACTTCTTCTCCATCTTCTCTTGTTTCTTTGATTTCTCACGTTCCAAAATATTAGATGCCGCACTTGCCTTCTTGTATTCATCTTTACGTTCTTTGGCATTGATCTCTTTAGTATCAACCATATTCTTGTATCTTCCTGACAATTCATTAAGTTTACTCATTCTTTGAGCTCTTTGACTGTCAATAATCTTCTTGTATTCAGGATTATTAGTTTCAACAGTTTCTGCCTTAGACTCAGGGGGATCAAATTCAACCCATTTGCCTGACTCTGCAATCCACATTTTCATATATTTATCAATCTTCTCTAATTTCTGCATATGTTCTTTGGCTTTCTCAATAGTTGGGAAAGCACCTCTAAATTTTACAGCTCTGATATTACAATTCATAATACCCTCTGGAGACAAGAATGAATATACACAAAATTTTTGTGACTCATCAATCGGATCTTCATCTAGATAATCCTTTGACATATCTAAATATGTATAATTCTTTTCCGTTTTTGTTTGTTCTAATTGGCTAGATTGAGTATTTTCATTATCGCCAAAAGTAACATTCACTTTTTGTAGATTTTCTTGACTAGTTTTAGATTCCATTCTCTGACATGATTAAAAATATTACATTATGTTTAAACCATTTTTAATTTTTAAATTTTAATTAATTAATAAATTTCATTATTAGTATTATTATCATTATATGATATTGAGACTGAAGGATAATACAGATCAATAAACATAAATATTACTGCTTGTGACAGAATTATGACCATTATATTATTAGTATCAAGATCATAAACAAATCTCAAAAAAATAAAACTCAAAAATAAAAAAATCAATAATCTAATAATTCTATTTTTTGAGTCATTATTATTAATTAACATTATTATGTATGTTATACAACATGATAATTATATTTAATTTCAAGAACTATGATAAGTCCATCCTTTGTCATTACATATTAACTGCCATATTTTCTCTTGTTCCTTCATTTTGACTGCACTCTTCAATAATTTGAAATGTTTTGCAATGTCTCTTCTATTAATTGTTAAAAATATCTTATTAAGTGCAAATGTATATTTGAGGAAATTATTTCTATTCTTAGGTTTGTATTTCTTTTCATATACTTCATCTGCTTCTTCAAACATTTTCAAAACTGTCTCATATTCTTCTCTTGATATAGTTTGTGGGGGTGTATTAGTCATCTTACTGTAAATATACATTATGTATTCATAATAATCTGCTAATCTATGTTTCTTCAACATCTTCTCTAAAAATTGAACAGTTATTTCATCTTTAGCTAATCCATGTTTATTTACTTCTTCATTTAATACATCAAATACTTCTTTAGGAACATTTGTTGTTCCTTTACATAAAAATTGGTTTAACTTCTCAATACAATGTCCCTTACGTTTATATGGATATTTCGGTTTCTCATTAAATGTCTCTCTATGTGATGGAACATCAGTCTCTATAAATATCTCATCCGACTCTCCACATTTGGGACATGTCAATATTGACTCATTAAATATTATAACCTTATCTGCTCCTTTACATGATGGATTTTTACATTTCTTTATTAGTGATGTCTTCACTTTAGAACATGCATATTCCTTATCAACCATCATTAAATATTCATTCTGTAATGTAGCCTTACAAACTTTTGACTCTTCCTTTTCTGTTTCTTTATCTTCATCTTTAATTAAATAACTCATAATAGATCTATTTGGTATTAAATCTATTTTTTTGTTACGTTTTCTGACAGGTTTCTTCAATTTCCTTGTCTTGTTTAAATTTGTTATGGCCAATAATTCATCACTTATTGCTATTTTAGATGCTGTTGTTGATGATGTTGTATTTGTTTGTTCTGTTAATGGATTGGTTTTAGTTTGATTTATTGAAGATGTATTATTGTTTTCAGAAGTTGGTTTTGTGTCAAATTCTTTATTATATAGAATACCATTTGTCTGATCATAGTAATCAAATAATACATCTCCTGCCCTACTATAATAATCCATTTCAGATTTATAGTTCTCTATTGTCTTTATTTTTTCATTTAATTTATCTATATTTTTTTTAAGGGTATTTCTTTTTTTGAGATAATCAATATCCATATTAATTGGTTTATTAATTTCTCTATTTTCCAATTGTTTTAGTTCATCTTTGTATTGTTTGAGTAATTGTTTAGATGCATCAAGAGCTTTTCTATTTTTTTCGAATTGACTAATATGTTCAGTGTGAAACTCATCAAGAGTTTTGTTGCTAACACGAAATCTATGTTTTTCGGGTTTATACTTGTAATCAACTGACATACCTAATTAAATATAGACTTTAATCTCATTGGTTCTTTAAGTTCTAAAAATTATATTAATAATGACTATTAGAAATTCAAATTTAATTAATAATTATCCTAATTATGCGTTGAATAGATTATGGAATGATAAATATTATTTCGTGTGATAATATATATTATTAATAACCGGTAATACAATTATTATAATTTGTATGCGTTATAGAAATATGGAAACAATAATTATATAGTCCTTGCGTGTATTGATAATTTAATGATTTGAAATAATGATAATATAATGTCTGACATTGAATTAATAGTTGGATTAGTCATAAAACTATATATTATTGTAAATGCTGTCAGATTAGGTTGGGATGTTGAAGTCAACAAGAATGAATTGATACTGACAAAGAAGAATACAAAAATGACATCTTTAGATTATAATACTAAAGAATTAATTGGTGAATTGATAAATGATAGTGTAACAACTAATATTTATGATTTTGTTAGAGATTAATTGAATCCATTAATAATATAAATAAAATTATTGCGTTTTCATTTTGAATTGAGTAATAAATTAATACATAAATCATAAATTTATAAAGGTAAAATATATACTATTTAATACGTGTTTTTATTATATATATCAAGATATCATATATATAAATTGATGAAATAATTGGATGAGTTTTTGAATAAAATTAGTTTTTTCTGACGTCATAATATAATACCAATATGGGTGGTGGAATTATAAGTTTAGTCGCTAACGGTGCTCAAGATGTTTATCTTACTGGCAATCCTCAAATTACCTTCTTTAAAGTCATATACAGAAGATACACTAACTTCGCTATGGAAACTATCGAACAAGCTATCGATTCGGCTAAGCCCGGAGGCAGATACTCTGTTCTTGTCCAAAGAAATGGTGATCTTGCTACCAAGACTGCCATGAGATTTAGAGTTCCTGCTGTCAGATCTGAAGTTCTCGGCACTGGCACTGAAAAAGTAGCCTGGGTCAGACGTCTCGGTCATGCTCTCATGAGAGAAATCGAAGTCAAGATTGGTGGTATGAGAATTGACAGACATGTTGGTACATGGATGGATATCTTCTATGAACTCACACACACTGATTCTGAAGAAAGAGGTTACAGAGCTCTCATTGGTGATGTTGAAGAAATGACTACCCTCACCGGTAAACAACTCTTCGATACTACCTCTGAAGTTCTCCTCCCTGAATATACCTTGTATGTTCCCTTCCAATTCTGGTTCTGCAGAAACTATGGTCTCGCTCTCCCCTTGATTGCCCTCCAATATCACGAAGTCAGAATCGATGTCACTCTTGAAGATTCATCCAAACTCATGTGCTGGACTGGTACTACCGCTCCTAACTTGAGCTCTTTCTCCTTCAAAGATGCCGGTATCATGATTGACTACGTCTACCTCGAATCTGGTGAAAGACGTAAATATGCCCAACTCGGTCACGAATACTTGATTGAACAAGTCCAATTCGGTGGTGAAGAGAACGTTACTATTAACTCAAGCTCTTCTTCCAACAACCAAAAATACAAATTGAACTTCAACCATCCTACTAAGGAACTCATCTGGGCCATGAAGGTTGGTGCTTTCAATGGTGAAGCCAACAGAACATCATTCTCAGGTGGCAGAGGTAAATTCTTGTGCTACACTCATGATGACAATGCCTGGTCAACCACCGCTGTTGACTATGCCGCTAAGAACTTGGCTGAAGGTTGTGTCTTCGTCAACCCTAGCAACCTCTCTGGCCAAACCGGTCAAATCAACGGTCAACCCGCCCACAAGTGCTCCAAATTGACCAACCCTGGTTACAATGATGGTCAAAGAATTGTTGTCGAACTCAGAAACAACAATGTTACTGGTCTCGCTAACGGTCAAACTCTCGATCAAATTAATGAAACTGGTATCAATGTCTGGTGCTACGATACCCTCTTGAGCTCTGTTGATTTCTCCCTCTTTGGAACCAACACTGGTGTCGAACTCTCTGACATGATTGAATCTGCTAGAGTTGTTGTCTCCCACACTGATGGTGCTACTGGCTCTATCTCTATTGAAGCCGTCGAAGTCAAACACTCTCTCTCTTTGACTGACTTGTCTGTCCCTGTTGAAGATTTCTCTTTTGACTACAGATCATCTGACTCTTCTAAATACTGTGTCCACAAGGATGTCACTGTTACTCAATTCAGCAACTATGGTCTCAGACTCGATGGTAAGGGTAATCCCATCCAATCTGCCAACATTCAATTGAATGGTCACGATCGTTTCAAGATCCAAGAAGGTTCTTACTTCAACTACTACCAAACTAAGAACCACCACACCAGAACCCCTGCCGATGGTATCAACGTCTACTCCTTCGCCCTCCAACCTGAAAAACACCAACCTTCTGGTACCACTAACTTGTCCCGTATTGATAGCACTCTCCTCAATATCAACTTCGCCGATTCCCTCCGTCTCAATAACAGACTCAAACTCGATATCGCCCGTGATACTCTCTTCTACATTTTCGCTTGGTCCTATAATGTCCTTCGCGTTATGTCAGGAATGGCGGGGTTGGCTTATAGTAATTGAGAATCTCCTTCCATTCCTTATATTTCTTTATGGAAAGCGTTTATGTTATATATTATTACTTTTTTGAAAATATTTAATTACATTTAATAAATGTGATTAATAAACAAATTAATATTTCTTGATTTCCTCAATCATTCTTTCATATTCTTCGTCTTTTTCAGCAAACATATCCTCTGTATGTTTTTTAAACTCATAATTATATTTAGACAAAACATCTTTAGCTTTGTTTAACGCCATAATTCGTTTTTTAATTTTTATTATTTTTCTTTCCTTATGTATTCTTTCTTTTATCATGATTCTTTCGTTTTTTGACAGTGTACATTTTTTGCGTATTCGATTTAATCTATGATCTTTGTAACTGTAATTATTTATTGAATAATTTTCTAAACATCTGTCATATTGCAAACTGATTTCAAGATTGTCATTTTGATATGGCAAATAATTACTGTCATTATTGTGACAATTATCACTACACCAATAACATTTTTCAACACAACCATGTAGATAATGATTTACACAATTTTCACATTTGCATCCAAGATAATACGAATCAATAATAGTATTATTACCACCCATACAATGGTAATATTCTTTTATTATGTTGTTTTTGTTTAATTTAAATTTCATACTAATAACATCAGCATCAGGGCCATAACGTATAATTTCAATTTTGACAGAATTGTGGTCATAAGGTATTTTAATATATATATCAGATAAACTTGATTTAATAATTTCATTTCCATAACAATCACTCCTTATTGTCTTATCCAAGCATTTGTTTCCAGAATGACTCAACAATATAAATGGTAACCCATGTATACCATTTGAAATAATAATTACATCTTCGACTAATTCTCCATTCAAATACTGATTAATATTATTTACTTTCATTTCAAAAAATTCATCATCATTATGTTCAATATTATATATGCATTTCCACGTGCCAACCTTCATCTGGAGTGATAAATCTGATCGTTCAAAATTATTTTTTGATTTTGCATATCTATAAAAATGTATTCTCTTATTTACTATTGAAATATCATTTGAATTACTAGCCCCAAAATTTCTGTTTTCATTCTCTATATTTTTTTGAAATATTTTTATGTTGGAACATATTTTTCCCATTTTATTTAAAAATATATCGTAATTATACTTATTTTTCATAAAATTACATTCTTGACAACATGGCATGCAATTACTCATTTCATATGGCAAATCAGAATTTATTCTATCTATTCCATTTTTATGAGTTTTTGTCACTTGTTTGCCACACAGATAACATTCACTTTTAATTATTTCATCATATTCTTCCTTACTTATTTTAAATTCAATTTCCCTCTTTTTTGCACTACATTTATATTTCGGATAAGTTCCTACATTACCATCTGGAAATACATCATAATGATAATTGCCATTAATTATCCCTAAATATGTTCCAATATGTTCACATCTTTTCAAAAATATATCAATGTCAAGTGTTCCTTTCATCCAATTACACACTCTACAAGCAGGAACAACATTCTCTACAAAATATCCAACATCACTATTGATCCTATCAATACCATTCCTATAATCATCAGGTTCACATCCACAATAATAACAATTATCATTGAAGATATCCATTGCATCTTCATCTGTTAATTTCCATTCAATACCTTTCAATTCGGCACGATTTTTGTAATATGACAATTTATGATTTATATTTTTATTTATACTTTCATTATATAGTTTTTTTTCATCTTCTGTCATTCTCGCTCTCCATTCACTAGCATTTTTTGCATTGATTTTCCAATATTCATCACCTAATTCAACCATTCTTTTAGCCCTAGATTTAATCCAATACTCTCTACATTTATCAATATTCTGTTTTCTCCATAATAGTTTCTTCTCTTTCGTCATCTCACTTAATGGATAAGTTTTCTTGATTCCTAATTGTCTCGCTTTTCTATCATACTCTGCACATTTAGCTCTACAATTAATACATTTTGTTGTTTTGTTTCCCTTCTTGTCAAGAAATTCAGTTGGATCTTCATACTCAATGAAACAAATCACACATTTATTATTATTTCTTGCTTCATTCCTCTTCTGTTTCCTCTTCAATTCATATGCCCGACTTTTTTCAGAATCTTTATTAATACATTTATCACATTTAACATCGTCACAATCTTTATCAAGTTCTGTTTTACAACCTCTATTATGGTTCTTACATGGTTTCTTATTCCTGCTATCTAAATCTTCTAACCATTCTGTTTTTTGATAATGAAGATTACAACATTTGGTTCCTTTAGTTGTAGTCTTACTAGATTTGGAAATCTTCTTACACTTATTTCTTAGACAGATATCACAATCTGGTTCTGTCTTTTTTGATTCAGATATTTGTTGTCTATTTATTTCTCCTCTTTGTCTACATTCATCGCAAGATTTATAACCATTTTTAAGTAAAATCCATCTACCACAACCACCACAAAACTGACATAATTCAAGATCATCATTTGTATAATTGGCCAAATAAATATGTCTTTTACAGAATCTATTTGTGGTATCTTCATGAGAAATAACATAAGCACATTTATTCCCATTTTTCATTTTGCCATTACATTTTCCATTCATGATTAATTAACTAACTTAATTAATCATAATCAGATGTGACATCATAATAAATAGATAATCAATTTTTTGACAACATTAATATTATAATAAATATATTGAATATGTCAAATCATACAACTCATAAAACTCATACAACTATAAAACATAGACACACATTTAAGTTTGATAACTTCAAGTCATTCAAGACATCTACAATAACTTATAAATCTGATATGGATATTCCTAAATATGTGAAAGATTCAGACATAAATTTACTTGCAATACACAATATACCAAATTATTTAACATTTAATAAATTGGCAAAAGATATAGTCAATATTACAGGTAGTAAATATTATTCAACATATATTCCATTTACTAATTCGACAAATGGTTATGGAATAATTACACAATGTATTATTATTGACACAGACATTATATCACATGATAATCAAATTAATGACAATGAATTTATTTTCATATTGCATCTTGATATGTCATGTTATTTAGATCGTTATTATTCATATGACTCAAATTATTATTTGAATCTGGTCATATTAAATGTTTCCACCATATTATCTGATCAAATATCATATATTATCTGATCAAATATCATATATTATCGAATCTATTACATTTAATAAAGATAATAATAATGATAATAAATCTGTAAAATTGTCACCATCATTATTAATCTATTCTGGTCAGTATAATGAGATAATTGATATTATAAATAAATCATTAATAGATTATGACACACATTTCAAAAATTATTCAGATAAATCTTCTACACAATTATTCTATTTAACACAAATCAAATTCAAATATGATTTATGTAATAAATATCTAATTATGCCAACATTCAGAAATAAACAATCTGATGGTGGTGATATTTATTATTTGGATATAATAAGTTTAATTTGATTAATATTATATATACATATACATGCAGAA